CCTACACTACTATGTTGTGTTTTAGCCGAGCAAACAGTATTTACGATGAATATGGAGTGAATATGGGATGCAATTTGATTGGAAACTGGTATACATTGAAAAATTTCAAAATTGGAAGCATATCAGCAGGAGGATATACGGCTTTTAGCGGAGCGATACCGATTGTGTGCGAAATAACAAACAATGGCAATAGCTGGACGTATTCTCATTTGAGAGTATACAACGGAATTATTGTCGGCTACTGGAATTAGGAGGTGAGAGCATGGAACTTATTTTTCCAAAAGGTGAAGAACCTAAAAAAACAGCAAAAAACAGTGTAGCTGTAGGAACCATCAAAAGAGAGCAGGAGGTAGAAAAAGATGGAAGAGAGAAAGAAACCAACCAGACCGTTTAGCGTGATTTATGCAGATGCAAAACAAGCTCTGACAAGGCAGGTTGGAAATACAATGGCGGCTTACGGGCTGCCTATTTTCATGGCAGAAGGAATCCTGAGTGGAATCCTGGCTGAGATCCGAACTAATGCCGGAAATGAGTTGGCAGACGATACCGCAAGGTATGAGGAAGAACTAAAGGAGTATTACGAAGCCCAGACTAAAGAGATGCAAGAGACTTTTGAAAAAGAGAAAGCTGACCTGATCCAGGCTTTTGAAAACCCGGTCGATCCGGAGGATCCTGGAGAAACTCCCAGTGCAGAACCGGATCCGGAACCACAGACCACAGAAGAGAAACAGTACATTGAAGAGGAGACTGAAATCGAGGAGGTGGACTAAATGGCAGATATCTCTCAAGAGGTTGAACAGCTGAGAAACGCTGAATACGGGGAAGAAGTACGAAGTGCCTTTATTTCCTGCATGGAAAAGATACATGAAGAAAACGAGAGTTACAATAACATCAAGACCGAAGTTGCAAAATCAGCTGCTACCATGAAACAGCAGGTGGAGGCGATCAACACGAAGTCTGCAGAAGTCCAGAAAGCATTGCAGGATCTGACAACTGCTATCTCGAACGGGAAAACCCAGCAGACTGCTCTTGAGACCGCCACAAAGAACGGGAAAACCCAGCAGACAAACCTTGAAAACGTCACGAAATCGGCAAAAACCCAGCAGACTGCGACCGAGACTGCCACAAAGAACGGAAAAAGCCAGGAAACGGCATTACAGAAAGTTGTAGACAATGCGAAACAGATTGATTCTGCGATCCAGACATCAGTAAGTGCTGCGAACGCTGCGGCTGCAAATGCAAACCAGGCAACTTCCCTTGCTTCTGCAGCAGCTGGATCTGCGAACCAGGCGGCATCTACAGCAAATACGGCTGCCGGAAATGCAGATAAAGCTACGAAAGCGGCGAATGAAGCTGAGAAAGCTCGTGCCAATGCTGAAAGCTCCAGAGTGAGGGCGGAGGAGGCAAGATCCCAGGCTGAGACAGCTCGCACCAATGCCGAGACTGCCCGTGCTAATTCGGAAACTACCAGAAATCAGAATGAAGAGAAAAGGCAGGCAGATACAGCGGATGCCATTGCCAAGGCGAAAGAAGCCACAGAGTTACTTGTCAACCAAGCCAATACCATTGCGTTCCGGATCAACGAGGGCGATAGTGGTCTTGATGTTGTTATTTTAAGTGCATAGGAGGTAAGTTAAGTGAGTGAAACTATAAACATTCCAAGAGACACGACAATGCAGTTACTCGTGAAAGTACACAGAGATCAGATCGCTGGAGCGATGGATCTGAAATACAAAGAGAAAGTTGCGGCGGCTACTTCTAAAGCGGAGGTGGACGCCCTTTTTGCTGAATGGTGGAAGATTCAGTACAATCCGGATCTTTTTACAAAGTCCGAAATGCTGGAGAGATGGTTCGGGAATGTCCTGGTTGATACTAGAGTGCATGGTGTAACCACACCGAGATATTCAAAAAGCACATCCATGATCGGAGAGTTGACCGATGATTCCACTGGATTAACTTGCACACCGTCTACAGAATCAACAGCCGGATCCGATCCTTTTGCACACCTTCCGCAGTTCTGGTGTCTTGAGGTTGCGGCAGAGAAAAAAGCAGATGGTTCACATGAAATTTTTTATGTGGAGCATATTGACGATACTGCAAAGGTCAGAGGCGGAGAACACCTGTGCTGGGTTCTCCAGAAGAATACCTACAAGAGAGAGTGGCAGGATAAAGATTATAAATATCTGAAAACCAGATGCACACCAGCACCGGGGTATAAGAGATGGAAAGAAGGAACCGACCGAACCGGAAAAGTGCATGAGTATATGGCACACCCGAAGTATTATGCCGGAATTGATGCAGATGGAGGTATCACATGTGGAACCGGATTGAAACCGGTAAACCGAACATCCCACCAGACAGGCGTAACCAGATGGAGAGGCAGAGGAGCGCAGTATTCCGGAGCTTCCGGATCTCTTATCAAGTTCCTGGATGCTATGATGCGTTTGAAATATGGACGTAAAGGAAATTCCGGAAAGATTGAAGGTTGTACAAATTACAACTACCAGTACACAGTTGCAGTGAGTGAGACTGGAGTAGAAAGGGTAATTCTGACAAAGGAGCAGGCTGCAAACCTTTTTGTGGGATCTGCGGTCATGCTGGAAGTTCAGAATGGAACCGACCGAAACACAGCAAGCAATTATTCCATCTTTGATGCAAAGCTGATTACAGCGATTGAGACTGTGAACATTGGTGGTACGGATTACTCAGCGGTCTATGTTGACAACGGAGGTAAGACTTTTGATACCACAGCCGGAAGCACCTATCTTTCCACAAGTCCGTATTATTCCGGATGGAACGATAATGTACTTGGTAGAGATGGTAGCCGATACAGTCCGACTTCCGGAAAAGAACCGGGAATGATCCAGGGCGTTGAGTTTATGAATGGATCCTATCTGATTGTCTCCGATGAATTATGGCAGTGGAGCCAGGATGCGAATGAGAATTATTGTTTTGACTGCTACAAATGTTACGATCAGTCAAAAGTAGGCTCTGCAATCAATGAGAACTACGAAAAAGTAAATGTTCCATCATTGGTATTCCCAAAAGATACGGCTGCCTGGACATGGAAGTATATTACTGATAATGCAATCAATGATGATGTTCTATGGCCGGAGGCAACCAACGCAAGCGGAAGCGGCGTTGGAGTGGGAGCTGGCTTCTATTGCGTCCCTGCGGCGTCTGGTGTTCGTGCGGCTTGGTGCTTTGGTTACTTGCTCGGCGGTGGTAATGCTGGCGTTCCTTGCCGTTCCTCGGGCGGTGGGGTGTCTTCCGCTTCCTGGTACGGCTCTCTCGGAGCACCTGGTCTTGAGGGTTAAAAACGGGGTGAATGCGAAGCAGAGGGGCAGTAAGCCCCTTTATTGTCTTATTTGCAAATAAAATAATTTTAGGGTTATACGGTGTCTGGGAGCTGGCTTCAATTGCGAACCTGCGGCGTCTGGTGTTCGTGCGGCTTGGTGCTTTGGTAACTTGAACAACGGTGGTAATGCTGGCGTTCCTTGCCGTAACTCGAACAATGGGGTGTCTAACGCTAACTGGAACGGCTCTCTCGGAGCAACTGGTACAATTTTGAAAAGAGTATTAAAAAATCATTGCATCGTATAATCCTCGCTTATGTGCGAAAATAACTTGAAACCAACGAGGCTAGTACCGAAAGGGAAAGCCACGGAAGTAACCAGATGAATATTAAGGAGGTTGATGTGTGAAAACATATTGCAAACCAGCAACGGTCAATATTGAGGACTGGAAATTTAATGAACTTGCCGTTGTGGAATGCTTCCGGAATAAGCGGAGCAGAAAAGATTTCCAACGTCTGCTATGCAAGACCGGGAAAATAACGAAGCGTGAGATCGTAGAGGATCAGCTGAATAAGGATTTTAAACGAACCCTGGAAGCTGAATCAGAAGTAGCAAAGATGCTGACGCAACGTATAATCAACCGAGATTTACAATTAAAACCGATTCGCCAATTTCAAAGAATTGACGGACTGACGCAGAAGCTCCGTGATATCTGCCAGGAATCTCCAGAACAGCAGGTGTTTGAATATATCGGAGTATATGCGTTGAAACCTCTTTTCAGAGCGAAGATTTTACCGATTCAGTACGGAAGCATCCCGAACAAGGGAGGTGTAGCCGGAAAGCGGAAGATCGAAAGACTTCTCCGGAAGAAATTCCACGGAAAAGTAGTTGCTTTGAAAGGAGATGTAACAAAGGCTTATCCCTCAGTGACGGTTCCAATCGTCATGGAGATGCTGAGAAGAGACATAGGCAAGAATAAAGTGCTGCTATGGTTCCTAGGTGCTCTTATGAGCAATTATCCTGGGAACCATTTGTGTATTGGCGGATATCTTCCGGCATGGCTGTTTAATTACGTTATGAGCTATGTTCTGAGATACATCTATCAGCAGGCACAGATACGCAGAGGAAAGCGGAACAGGCTTGTCTATGCGGTTGTATGTTATGCGGATGATTTCACGATCTATGGCGATGTTTCAAAGCTGAAAAAGGCAATGAAGAAAGCTACGATCTGGGCTCATGACAAGTTTGGATTGAAGATTAAGGATATCTGGCAATTCTACCAGGTAGCTTCGTTTGATGAAGAACGGGAGAATCTGGAAGAGCGAAGGAAAGGCAGCAAGAAAAGGACGCCCGGAGTTGATATGATGGGCTATGTAGTCCGGAGGAGATACACGATCATCCGTGGGAGAGTATTTCGGAGAATCCGGAGGCAAGTGCTCAGAGCCTGGGAAGATTTCAAGGCGAAAGGATTTATCCCATGGTGGAGAGCCTGCCGGATTGCAGCATACAAAGGCTGGATAAAGCATAGCAACAGTTTGAAATTCCGGATGGAGTATTGTTTTGATAAGCTATTCAAAATGTGTTCATACAGTGCAAGTAAGCACGGAAAGGAAGTAGAAAATGAGAAGAGAATCTTACTTATCGCAGCCCTCAGCAGTTGAGGTCTATCCGGTATTTTCCGGAACAGATGTTATCATGCGTAAAAACATTGAGCTGGTGGATAAAGAGGACATCCAGGATGGGAAAAAGAATAAGTACAAGGTGTGGGAGTGCGAGGAGGTCCAGTTCCATTACCAGGGCGAAGTAACCCAGGAAGAGATCGAATCTGATTTTGATTACTGGTACGCAAAAGCGGAGGAGGTTCCGGATCCTTCCAGTGTAGAAGATCTGAGCCTGGAGGATGCAAGAAAAGCGAAATACCAGGAAATCGCATCAGCATGCGAGCAGACGATTTACTCCGGAGTAGATGTGAGCACATCTTCCGGAGTAGAACATTTCAGCTTGACAGAAAAAGATCAGCTGAATCTTTTCGGAAAGAAAATGCAGTTGTTAGCTGGAGAGGAAAAGCTGGAGTACCATGAGGACGGACATCCTTGCAAGTATTTCTCAGCTGAGGACATGCAGAACATCGTCAATAAAGCAATGTTCTATGTATCATACTACACAACATATTGCAATGCCCTGAATATGTGGATCAAGTCGGTAACGAAACCTGGAGATCTGGATCAGATCCAGTGGGGAGCAAAAGTTCCGGAAGAGTTCCAGAATGAAGTTCTGAAAGATTACATGAAAACCATTGCATCCGGAGGTATTGCATAGTGAAAAAAATCATAAAGTACCTGACACTCTTCCTGATCGGAGGAGTTTTTTATTATTCCCTGGAAGTGATCTTCCGGGGATATTCATTTCCGGCAATGGCAGTGTGCGGAGGCTTATGCTTCATCATTTGCGGAGTGATTAACGAGAGATCACGATGTATGCCGTTGGTTCTCCAGCAGTTGATAGCTGCATCCGGGATCACAGTGATTGAATTTATTTCCGGATTGATCCTGAATGTATGGTTGGGGCTGAATATGTGGGATTACAGTAACATGCCCGGAAATATACTCGGTCAGATATGTCCGCAATTTACGCTGCTGTGGTTCTTTTTATCAGCATTCGGGATCTTCCTGGATGATCTGATCCGGTGGCTTTTATTTGGCGAAGAGAAGCCTCACTACCATCTTTTCAGGAAAAGGAAGGGCGATAAATGACAAAGTTACAGATTATCTCCAAATTATGGTCGGCAATCTATGATCTAATCTTCCTGATAAAAGGGACGCCAACTAAAAGTCTGGAGGAGATCGAAGCAGATCTTGACGTTATCGAGTACGCATGCCGGAGGTATGCAGATTGCGATGATGATGAGATAGCAATTAGTAGTGAAGGAGGTGTTGCATATGCAGATACGAGCGCAGCCCGGAAAACGAATTAGCTCGCAAGTGCCGAAGTAATAGGAGAAAGGAGACACAGATCCAATGGACTTATTGATAGCTGCCGGAGTTCCATCAGCGATCACAGCTTTTTGTTTTTGGTTGATCGAAAGAAAAATCCAGGTAAGAGCAGAAGCTGAGAAAGAGGAAAGGCTAAACCGACAGAGAGAGCAGGACGCCAAAGAAGAAAACAGGGAAAAACTCCAGTACATGACAGTAAAAGCCCTGGACGGAGCTCTTGCATTGTCAGAAGCTACAGCAAAAGCTGTGCAGAGAATCCCGGACGCCAAGTGCAACGGAGACATGCACAAAGCCCTGGATTATGAGCAGGAAGCGAAACACGATCTGGAAAATTTCCTGACACGTCAGGGAGTAAATCATATAACCGGAAACTAAAAGCACTAATCGGCTCAAATCCGCATGATAGTAGCTTATGCAAGGAAATTACCATGTAACCAATTAACAAAGCCCCATGAGGCTGTACGGAAGCCTGAGAGGGCATGAAAAGAAATGGAGGAAACAAGAATGGAATTAGTAAATGTATTATCTCAGATCCCATTGCCAGTAATTGCAGTGGCTCTTCTGATCTTAGCGATCATCACGATTGTTTTAGCTTACCAGTATGCAAAGATGCAGGGGCTGGACGGAATCCGTCAGGATGTATATCAGCTGATCTTGAAAGCAGAGCACATCTACAATGAATCTGGTCAGGGCAAACAGAAATTAAAGTATGTTGTAAGCCAGGCAAGAGGATTGTTACCTAAGTGGCTCCAGATATTCGTTACCGAGGAAGCAATGATGAAGGTTATTGATAAATGGTTTGAGGGGGTAAAAGATCTTCTGGATGACGGAAGAGTAAATGGCTCCCAGAAATAACTCTCAGAGAAGGGAGGGAGTGCTATGTGGGATGTAATCCTATTCGTGTACCTTTTAGGAATCTTATTAAGTCAGCCAGTATACATCTGGGCGATCGGGACGCTATGCAGAATGGAGGACGAGGACGAAGAGCTTTATTGCCAGGATAACGGTTTGTATTACGAACCGAGGAAACCGAACTACCCATTGGTAATGGTACTCATGGTTTTGGCAGGGATCTTCTGGCCGCTTGTAATTTTATTTGCAATATTTTTGCCACTCACATTTATCCTGATGGATAAAATGGGGCAGTTGCATCCGGAAGAGGACGAAAAGTTGGATCCGGAAGAGGACACGTACTTATAACTGGGTGGGGAGAAATCCCCACTCTTTTACGTTGGAGGAAGTTATGGCAATTATACGAAACACCTATACAGACGCATTATTTAATGGTTTGATGGCTGCTGGATGCACAATATACGGAGCATGCGGAGCCATGGGGAATATTTACGCAGAGTCCGGGGCAAATCCCCGTAATCTGGAGAACCTCTGCGAGAAGAGGCTGAATTACAAATACACCGATGACACGTACACAACGGCAGTAGACAGCGGAGAGATCACAAGAGATCTTTTCTTGCATCCGCTGGGAGATTCCAGACAATACGGTTATGGTTTTTGCCAGTGGACGTCCGCCGGAAGAAAAGCAGGACTGTACGATCTGGTTAAATCAAAAGGCGTGTCGATCGGAGATCCGGACACTCAGGTTGAGTTCATGCTGAAAGAATTACAGCAGAGCTACAAGAGTGTTCTGCAGGTATTGAAAACGGCAACCTCAGTCCGGGAGGCGTCAGATATCTTCCTGGTAAAATTCGAGGTTCCGGCAAATACCGGATCAGAAGTCAAAAAGACAAGAGCTTCCTACGGGGAGCAGTACCTGAAAATCTATAAAGACATCGAAAAGGAGGAAACAAACATGAGTTTAATTTCAAACAGCGGACATGATGAAAACGGAAAGTATTCAGGAGGAAAAGCTGGAGATCAGACCGGGACAGAATGGGCTTTGATTCCATGGTATAACAGACCTTGGAAGTGCGTTCTGAGACATCCGGATGCAAAAGTTAGAGCAAAGTTGGCAGAGCTTGGGATCAAAGCTGCTAAAAATGATTTGGTCGGTTACGATCAGGGACAGAGAGGCACATACTGGGAACACCTGAAAGCAAGTAATTACGATCCTTCACAGATCACAATCGCTTGCGAGGGGGATTGTTCCGCCGGAGTGATTGCTAATATTAAAGCGGCTGGTTATCTTCTGGGGATTGATGCACTGAAAAACATTAACGCCACATATACGGGTAATCTGAGATCCGGAGCAAAGGCGGCTGGATTCCAGGTATTAACAGAATCGAAGTATCTTACTGGCCCTGATTATCTTTTAGCCGGAGATATCCTTTTGAACGACAGCCATCATACGGCAACAAATGTCCAGGATGGTTCTAAGTCTGGAGGAGCCGGAACATCTGGCTCAGGATCAGCAAACAGCGGATCCGGAACAATTTCCGGAGGAAACAGTAAGACAGCGAACATCAAGAACGGCCAGCAATGGTTGAATAGCAATTACGGCAATAAGCTGATCCAGTTCTGCGGAGCTAAACTGGAGGTGGATGGATCCTACGGTCCAGCTTCCAGATGGGGAGCCCTTGCGATCTGGAAAGATCTTATGAACCGCAAGTATGGAACAAAGCTCACTCCGACAAACAAGAATTTCTATGGTTCATGCAAGGAAGTAGCCGGAAAAGCCGGAGTTCACAGTGGAACGGTCGGTACATTCACATTCATAGCTCAGTTCATTTTATCCGCAAAAGGATATTACACCGGAGCCATGGACGCCAGCTGCGGAAGCAAGCTGGTAGAGGCGATCACAGCATTCCAGAAAGCGAATGGTCTGGAGGATGACGGATGGTGCGGAGCCGATACCTGGTACGCACTTTTCAACTAAGAGTAATTTTTTAACTAGCAAACCAAGTCTGTAACGCATAAGTAACAGCAAACCTTTTGGTCGAGGAAATAATATGTCACACACGCCCTGGGTATCTTCGGATGCCTGGGGCATTTTTTATTGTCTGAAAATCTCGTAAAATTCTGAAAAAGGCTATACAGCAAACGGTCTTTTTGTCAATGTGGTTTTTCCACAAATCAGCAAAGCTCCAGTTGTGCAAAATTTTGATTTCGCACGAAAATAAATTTTAGGATCTGATTATTGCCCGTGAAGAAAAAGGCGATCTGAGGCATTTTAGGCACCTCCAGGCGAGTGGGTTTGTTCCTGGAAAAGGTCAAAATCCGGATCAGAAGCCCGGCATGGTTGAAATGCACAAAAACAGGTTCAGAAAACGTACATTATCCACAACGCACTGTGGAAAGTGTGGAAAAGTACCATAGTGCGTTATGTGACGTTCACTGTAGCATATACCGTGACTATCACAGTGACGTCACAGTGACATTTCACAAGTGACAAAAAGCATCAGATCCGGATCCTCGGCAAGAGCATTTTCCTGATCCCGGTAAAAAGGTATTCTCAACAAGTGTTAGGTGTTTCTTCCTTATATAATGCAAACAGTCCGTGATTATCACAGTGATTGCTACAGTGATTATCACAGTGACTATCACTGTATACGCTACAGTGATTTTTTATCACATATATATTATTTATTATATATAAATATTATATTTTCTCTTTTCTTTGCTTCTTTCTTTTCTCTTTCGTGACGCTACAGTGAGCATCACAAAATCCACCCGGAAAAATATTTTTGATTATTTGCAGAACACGCCTTGACATAACGCACTACAGTGAGTTATACTTCAAGCATCAAGAAAAACAAACACACGAACGGAAAAGAGGAAAACGAAATGAAAAAATATAAAATCTATTTCAGAATAAACGAGTACCTGATGATTAACGACTACGAGGAAATTAAAGGCGATCTTGATTCAAGAGTAATCGCTGGCAAGGATGAAGATGATGCTATTTCAAGACTGAGAAAATCGCTTGAAAGATACATGAAGGGCACAGAAACAAGGACATATGATCTGGAGATCGGATCAGTCGAAGAAAGATAGGAGGAACACCATGAGATATAAAAACGAGGACGCTAACAGATACAGAGTAAATTTTATGATTGCTACAGAAAAGCTCATGGATAAGCTCACGGTCAGAGAGTTTATTTCATACCTGGAAGAAAAGGCGGAATTTGAAGATACCACACACGAATATATTGACGGAAAAGTGGTTGAATGTAAAGCATATGACCTGAAAGAAGAAAACAGCAATCTCCACAAAGAATTTCTTGTAACAAGTGATGGCAGAGTGTTTTACTGGAGAACTCTGATGGATAAAATCGAGCTGATAGACGGAGAGGAAAGCAAACAAGCACCGGAGAAGAGAGCAAGAAACCTGGTTAGATCCCTGACAACAGCACAGCTCCTGGATCAGTGGGAGGCAACAACTACGATGACTGATCTGAACACGCCTACACTGAGAGGATGGTTCATGGACGAGCTAGAGAAAAGATTTCCGGATCAGTTCGACAAATGGTTAGACAGTGATTGCAGAGACGAAGATCTCAGAAAATTCATTTACGCATAACCGGGAGGTAGAGACATTATGGCAGCAACAATTATTCAATTTCCGCAGACACACAGTAACATCTTCTTGAACCTGACACAGCTGATCAATCTGGCATCTGACAACCAGGTGGTAGAGGAGTATGCAGAGATCATGGCAGTTTGCCATGAGGAGGGCAATTTCAAACCTGGAGAAGTTGAAACGCTCAAGGAACAGATACGAGCAAGACGCCTGGAAAATGCAAGACCGGAAGAAAAGCCGGCAGCGATTCCAGAAAAGCCGGGGTTGTACTGCTACACTCCGGAGATGGGAGAACAGAAGCCAAAATGCCAGATCGAAGCAGAGCGGAGCTATTATGGCAGACATTACCACATCAACACTCCACTGGAGCTGAAAGGCAGAGGAATCAAAAAAGATGGTGTGAAAGAGGCAAAGAACCTCAGACCAAATTATCAGTACATGGACGGATGGTTTGAATACACCGTAACTGAAAGAGCTTTTGAAAAGCTCCAGGAACAGTACACGATCAGCCAGGAGTTACTTCTGGATTGATTACATAGTGCCGACCGGAGGCGGCAGACCTCCGGAGATGGAGAGATCATGGGAAACATGAAACCGATGTTGCTGACAAATAATCAGCGGAAAATGCACGGGTTACCGCTATGGAGAAAGAAAAACCGTAAAAAGAGACTTTATACACGTTGCGAGGCAGACGAGACAATCACGGCATTTATTGATTATTGCAATCAAGAGTAGGAGGTACGGAGATGGGAGGAGAAAAAAGAATACTTTCGTTTGGAATCACGGGAGAGTTTATTACTCAGATCGCTAGGGAGTGGTTTTACTCTGGGGAGAAGAGTATTGAGAAAATCATGGAAATCCTGGTGGACAGTATGACCGGAACAGACACACCGAAAGCTCAGATCCGGAGGTATGCAGAAGATATCCTGATGGGAAGAGCAGCACTGAAAGGCAATACTGCTGACGGAACGTACCACCTGGAAACATATGAGCCAGGAGAAGAGGAAGAACTACCAAGCAGTATGAATGTCTGGAAGATACCTCAGTCGAAAAAAGCCTTGAAAAGTGATCTGGATAGAATGACAGAAAAGTTCAATGTGGCGATGGAACATCTTTCGGAAGGCGAACAAAGAACAGTAAGAAAAGAGCTAGGAGAGGAAACGAACGAAGATAGAGAGCGGGCGAGACTTGACAGCTTCATAACCCGTATGATGGATGAAAAAGAGCATACAACCGGAGATTTCGGGTGGTTGGAGCCGAATGGAACTTTCCATGAAGTTGAGTGGGGAGAACACCAAGACTGGGCGAATAAATACGTGGAAGAGAATTACCCGGATCAGAGCGAAGATATATTTGACGCTGGAGGCTGGCTTACAGATCGGGGCTGGGTACTGCTTCACAATCCATCGCAGGGGATCGCATTTGCGACCGGAAGCCTGGTTAGAGACATGACAAAAGCACAGAAAGAGTTCTTGTATGATTATTACACGGAGCGAGATTGCAAGAAAGAAGCTAATGAAGTTTGGAAGGAGTAAAAATGTGGAGCATACCGAATGAGGATGAATACTGGGAGCGGAGACGTGAGGAGTACGAGAGAGTTCCGAAAGACTGGAAACCAGAACCAGAGCGACAGATCCTGAGCCTGGATGACGAGCTAGATGATCTGGAAAAAGAATATGGTTGCAAGCTGGAAGATCTGAACGAGCCGGACATCGAGGAAATAGTATTCCGGATCCGTGGTGAATATCCGATGTCGGCAGAATATGATCCAGCATTTATAGCAATATTTTACAAAGTGGATCCGGATTGGAGGTACAACATATGGTAGAGAAAAAGGTAATAAAAAGACGTCACAAAGATATTTTGAATTTCTGTAAGCGATACATGAGTGAGAAGGGATTTCCACCGAGCGTCCGTGAGATCGGAGACGGGATCGGATTGAAGTCTACCAGCTCAACGTGTCATTACATGCAGGAAATGCGAGAAATGGGGCTGATTATTTCTGGCCCGGAGTTTTCTCCGAGAGCATTTACACTTCCGGGTGCGAAGTATGTATTCGAGGACGACCAGGAGGGAGGCTCTGAGGCATGATTAAAAAAGTGGAAAACATAATCTTGAAGAAAAGATTGCGAAAGCGATCGGAAAAGCTAAAAAGGCAGAATGAACGCATCAGGAGGCGAGAGACAGAGAACAGGAACCTAAAAAATAACATGAGAAGGACAGCCCAGGAGTTGGAGGACATCAAAGATTCTCTGACAACTGGGTTTTGCCCGTACTGTGAGACACACAACATGTTTTCCTGGGATCCAGAGTGGGGCTTAGTTTCCTATTGCCCTCGCTGCGGAGCTAGAGTAATGCTGTGCCAGATGTGCGACAAGTCCGGATCCAGATGCGATTATGACGCACGATTGGATATTTGCTCCGAAATGTAATATACGCCTTGACAAGCCGATCCTTCCTGGAGTATGCTATAGCAAACGGAGGGAAAGCCATGGAAGTGATTGAATATATTAAGCAGACAATGAAAGAAGAGGGCGTTACTCAGATGGAGTTAGGACGAAGAACAGGACTAACGAGACAATCGGTGTTTGATGTCCTGACTAGGGCAAATCCAAACTTTAACACCGTGAGAAGAATATTCAACGCACTAGATCGTGATATAGACATCAGGAAAAAAGATGGAAGTGAGTTGGATATTGATAAAAACTCACTGTACGCTGTTTTTGAACGGGAAGCACCTGGATTCGGAAAACTGAAAGCGATCCTGGAGGCTATGGGATATGAATTTCAATATGTGAGAAAATAAAGAAAAACGCACTGTTTTAGAGGCATAAACGCATGCCTCTAATTTTTTTACAAAAAATGCAGAACACGCCTTGACATAACGCACTACAGTGAGCTATACTTTAAGCATCAACAGAAAACAAATGAACGACACGAACGGAAATGGAGATAGAAAGATATGAAAAAGAGCTTATCAAGAATGAACACAAATGAACTTAGAGACCTGGCTGTAGAACTGGGAGCTGACAGAAAGAAGTTATACGGAACCTCAAAACAGAGCCTGATCCTGACGATCGACAGACTGAGAAAAGAGGCAGCCAGCAAAGAAAATTACATCATCGTTGACGAGAACGACAACGTAATGTTCGGAGGACAGCACTACACAGAAGTTGGAGCTGATAGAGTCTGGAACATGTACAACGGCATCTACGAGGACGAAAACGGCGAGAGATACATCTATATCAAAAAGGTTGAGGAATAGGAGGAAGCGGATATGATTAAGAGATCCAGAGCAAACAGAACAGAAAGAGCAACCTTCCGGAATATCCGGAACGAGCACAAATTTATAGATGTGGTTCATCACGGAGACGGTCATTACTACATGATCCAGTACATAAAGCATGAGCTTCCAGAAAGAACAGTTGTCAATTATATGGGAACCAGATGTGGGCATAAACAGAAGTTCCGGATCGGGAAAGCAACGCTTATGGGAATCCTGGAAGATTACAAGAAAGTTGAGGAGGAGTAGAAATGAATAAACATAAAGCAATCATGGAAGTTGCGAGCAAGGCAAAGATGTATCAGACGGTGGCATCGGCCCTGGGCATTTTGGATGAATACAATTTCAAGAGCCGAGAGATCACAGAAGCAATCAAACTTCTGAAAAAAGAAGTAGAGAAACTGGATATCGAGATTGACAATCTCATGGATGAAGCAGTCGGCGGAGAGCTGGACTTAGAGAAAGCGCTTGAGGAGGATGAAAGCCATGATGAAGCATGAATTTGAGGAAAGAGTTGGAGGCGAGATCTCCGATCAGAATTACGAGATCATTGAAACAGTATACACCTGGCACCCGGCAATCAATGAAGTCGGAGGCAAAGATCAGATTGCCACTCTGTATGAAACCGGAGGCATGCCACTGATTAAGAGTATGCTGGAGGCTGCAAACATTATGATGGATCTGGAGAAAGAAAGACAGCAGGCAAGGAGACGCCTGGAGAAAATCAACAGCCGGATCAAAGTAGTAGTCGAAGGGGATCTGACAGAAGAACAATGCCGGAGGGATGCAGTAGAAATGTTTGACAAGTCCAACAGTCCGGAAGAATGGGGATATGCAAGAATGTTCCTGGCAACAAAATACGGCGAAGAGCTTGCATCAGAGATTATTGAGGAGGTAGAGAAATAATGGCAGACAGAAGCAATCAGAGACTGAATGAGGCAATCGAAAATATGATCCGGATGTGGGATGGCACGATCCACGGGCAAACGATCCGGAACATGTACGAAAATGGTTCCGACTATGAAAGCATCTGCGAGATCGCCGGGATCGAGTATGAAGATTATGAGGAGGAGTGAGAGTGGAAGATCTAAAGAAATGGATCGGCAGGAAGTTCCTGGACTTCTGTAAGTCCGATCCGGATGACGAGCGAGAGATCCATTACGAAATGATGACCGGAGACTTGAGTGAAAAACTGGAATTTACTTCCAGGGAGATTGTAAGCATGAAAACAATGGAACAGATCCGGAAGTCCATTATCAGAGATATCAAATTAACAGATAATTGGTGGCATGTGTCACTGGAATATAAGGAGGAAGCAGAAATGCAGGAAATTACAATGTCAAAAATGGAACGCCTGGAGGCAGAAAAAGAGGATTTTAAACAGATGTATGCTGAGTGCTTTCCGCATCTTGCGATCGTAGCGGATATCTTGAAAAAGTTCGGGGATGAAAGAGAGATCCAGACAGACGGAGCGCATATCTACATCACACCGAATGGCTACATCTCCATGAGTAATGTATCTGAGGGGTGGAGCCTTTCCAGATTGAACCATGAATCAAAACCGGAAATAAGATGCGAAGTAAGAGAAGAGATCGAGGAGGAGTAAACCATGAGCGAAAGAGAATTTGTAGTAATCAATGAAGAGGCTGCCAGAACAGCCCAGAATATGATGTCTTTTAATGAGTATCAGCCGGGATCCAGAACCAAAGAATACCAGGAGGACGTCAACGAAGTATACGATCTGGCAGAAGAAGTAGTTGCCAGAAGAGGAGAAGAATACCGGGAAAGAGCCTGGAGACTGGCAACCAGATATGCAAAGAACCTGGGAAAATATTTCAATGAGGAGGCAAGAATCGGCTGCATGTGTCCATCTGTGATGATCTCCGGAGCCGGAAACTTTCCGGTAAAGAAGAAAGAGAAACAGGTCAAAGCCTGGGATAAAAACCATGAGTTTTACAATTACTGCCAGTCGATCCGAGGAAAGCTGGATAACCTTCTGTACTCAAAAGAGGTTATCAAGAGTGATGACGAAAACGCTATTGAAGCCCTGGAGGAGAAAATTGACAGTTTGAGGGAAGTTCAGGAAAACATGAAGGAGATCAACAAGTATTACCGCAAGCACCATACGCTGGAGGGATGCGATCTCCTGACAGAAAAACAGCTCCAGAAGCTCCAGGGATCCATGGATCAGTTCGGGTATGATAGATCTCCATATCCGAGCTGGGCTTTGCAAAACAATCTGGCAAATATCAAGAGATGTCAGCAGAGAGTTGACGAACTGAAAAAGACAAAAGAGAAAGGCACCTCTGAAGCGGATTATGGCGATTTCAAGGTAATTGAGAATACAGAGCTGATGCGAATACAGATCGTGTTCGATGGAAAGCCAGATGAGGCAATCAGAAGCACTCTGAAAGCAAATGGTTTCCGATGGGCTCCATCCCAGGGAGCATGGCAGAGACAGCTCACATCCAATGGGAAGTGTGCCCTGAGAAGAGTTATCGAAGATCTGGGAGCTGAGGTGCAGGCATCATGACGGTAAGAGGAGCGGCAAAGGGAAACTATTCCAGATACCACCAGAAGTACAACATAGGCTTCATCAATAGCGATGGAATGGAAGATGAAACGCAGTTCGAGAGCGTGAAAACGCTCAAAGAGCTGTCGGATCTCTTCCGGGACTTTTGCAAAGAGAACGGGTTCAAGACAAATACAGTTACATACGTGGAGGCAGTGTGATTATGGCAAAGAAAATTCAGAATAAGAGATACCTGGTAAATAGAGCAGTTTACAAGGCTGTAAAAAAGTACGATCATCAGCAGTTTGAGAATTTCTGCACTGATATTTATAAAAGCGGATGGGAGGACGGAAAAGCATCTGTAAATGCCCTGGATGTGAAAGATATTGAAGCGGTAATCAGATCCGTAAAAGGGATCGGAGAGGTTCGGATCGGTAAGATCATGGAGGCAATCAATGAAAAATTCGATGAAAACGCCGGATCAAAAGAAACGGAGTAAACAGTTAGGAAAAGAGATCCGGGACAGCCGAAAGAGGTATGAAGATCTGAGAGTGCACGGTGGGTCCGATCCATTCTGGTCGGATGGGGTAAACATGAATTTATGTAGGAATCACGTCATGTACTTCCGGAAGCAAGTGGAGACAGAGTTGGATCCGGAAAATTATCCGGAGGAGTATTTCTTGGAAATCCCAGCAGAGGTAAGCGTTCATTATATGGCAGATCCGGACGGGATTCGAAGCAGGTCAACAGCTGCACTGGAGGTTCTGAAAGAAAATCAGGACTTCCAGTACCTAAGAAGTAAACTCAGCGGAGACCTGGACAAAGAAACCAGTCAGTGCATGAACCCAGTACGCTATGTCCTGGGAATGGAAGATGCGATCCGGAGGGACGATCTGGTGGTAATGCGAAGATGCCAGGATCCGGAATATTACGTCAAATATTTGAGAGAAAGTCGGAAAAAACTGGACGAAATCCTAGGATCGTCAATTTTGGAACCGAAGCTCCGGGAAGGACAGCTGACAATATGGGATTTTATAGGAGGACAATAGTATGCACACAGAAAATGAGTATCACAGAGGAGAGATCTTTTTTATCAATGAGGGCGAAAGCTCCGGAAGCGAACAGGGGGGGGCGAGACCTGGAATCATAGTAAGTAATGACGTTGGAAACAAACACGCTCCGATCGTGGAAGTAGTGTACCTGACATCCAGGGAGAAAAAACTGATGCCGACACACGTTAGGATCAAGAGCAGTCCAATCCCTTCCATAGCGTTATGTGAGCAGATTGAGACGGTATATAAAAAGCGGATCGGAAAATATCTTGCAAAAGCCACGATGGATGAAATGAAGCGGATCGACAAGGCACTTGCTGTCAGCATCGGGCTTGGTGGAAATATGAAGATGTCCGAATACGTGAGAGAGTGGGCGGAGGCATTCAAAGAGCCGGATCCGGATCCGATTGAAGAAAAAGCGATGCAGATCCTGAAAACAGCGAAGCCAGTTCAGATCCAGATACCGGAACGCCTTTTTGACAAAGAGAGGATCAAAGAGCTGGAAAAAGATTTGATCCGAGTGGAAGCGGAGCGCGATGTATTCCAGAAACTGTATAAAGAACAGTTAGCAATCAGTTAAATGTGAGGTAAAGGATATGAGAAGAATCAAGCGCATGATATTTAAGCATTTTAACTGTATTCCATGGTTCATTGTGGGAATACAGATCCTGGTAGACGGGAAAATCAGCCGCTGGCAGTATGCGATGTGCTGGATCTGCACCCTGGTAATGATCTGGATGTACGCACCAAATAGAGCACAAACGAAGGGAGGTGGGAAAGTTGCTGACATTGACGATCGAAAAAAAGTGGTTTGATATGATCCTGAGCGGAGAAAAGACAGAGGAGTACCGGGAATTGAAACGGTACTATGATTCCAGATTCAGAAATGCCGCCATGCTGAAAAATCAGGAATACCCGGCAAACGTTTCCGAGTTCCGGAACCTGGCTGCAACAGTGGATCAGGACATCGGAACCGTGAGGTTTCGGAATGGCTATGCCACGGATGCCCCGTGTTTCCTGGCAGATTGCAAATTGACAGTCGGGGAAGGAAAACCGGAGTGGGGAGCTGTTCCTGGGACAGAGTATTATATTCTGAAAATGAAAAACGTGAGGAGGAAATAGCATGATTTTCATGCCAGGGAGAAGGAAAAAGGATCTTTTATTCGACACAGGTTATAGAGCTGCTATTGACGATATGCAGGATAACTTAATCCGAAATAGCAGAACAGAAACTATAGACGGTAGGACAAGGCTTATCGTTACAGAAGATACAATAGAAACTATATGCAGAGAAATGAGAAAGAGGTGTGATAATGCAAAGAGAAATTTTGTTTAAAGCCAAATCGACAGACACCGGAAAGTGGGAGGAGGGGCTGCCGAACTATTGCAGTACGGACGGATCCGTTACAAAGATGGTAAGCTACTCTCCTGGATCATTTAAGGTGTTTTCGATTGAACCGAAAACTTTATGCCAGTATACGGGATTCACGGACGTAACCGGAAAGAAGATCTTTGAAAATGACGTTGTGCGGATCCTTGGAAAAGATAACATGCTCAATAGGATAATTTTCGCAGAGAGGCCAATATACGACAATATTTGCGAGGAAGAAGTTGACAAGGTATCTGGATGGTTCTATGAAAGATATCCGGACAATGCAACCGGAGCCGTGCCACTTACAGCACATGATATAGAAAACTTGGAAATGAAGGTTATAGGGAACATAAGTGATGAACGAAAGAGAAAAAGAGGATCAGGAACAGTTGGAATACCTGAGAGAATGGAAGAAAAAACACTCAGGGAGAGCAAAAGAAGAAAGTGCAATTAAAAGAATCTGCAAGAAAGGTAGGAAATTATGGACGGAAAGATTTTTAAGATAAGCGGTTACCTGGTGGATCCGAATGGAGAAAATGAAGCAGCCTGGATACGGGAGGAATTGAGGCATTTGAATGACACGTTCGGACAGCACGTACACGTCAAAGAGGCTGATATACTGGACTGGACAGATGAAAATCCGTTGAACTATGAAAATTGTGATCTGGCGGAGTGCGAGAAGTATTTTCACGACAAATATCCAGTAAGAGAAGATAGAAGTGTGGAGGTTGGAAAAACCTACAGACATTTCAAAGGGAAAATCGTTGAAGTGATAGCGATCAGCCAGGACACGGAATCTCCAGGACAATACTACGTGGTCTATAAATGCGAGGACGGAGCTATCTGGAGTAGACCTTATGGAATGTTTGTTGGTAAGGTAGACCGGAAGAAATACCCGGATACAGACCAGGAGTACAGATTCGAGGAGGTGCAGAATGGACATCAGAAATAAAAATGAGCTGAGGAGGCGTATCGACGCCTTCCTCCATGAGTATACGCATGAAGAATATATCATCAATGAGGAGTTCTGCAAGGACACAATGCGGATGATGGAAGATTTCATCGGACATGTGGACGGAAGAATTGACAGTGAGCGAAAAAGGCTCACAGAGGCAAGAAGGAAGCTAAAAGAGGCATTATGGGAGAATAAAGTTCTGCATGAATACAATTACAATGGATCTTCCGGAATCTGCCGGGCAAAACTTATGGGAGATATGTCTGGAACGTGGCACATTGGAAACGTAGTGTGCGTGGAAAATGGCAAATCATTCATGCTGATGCAGGATGGCTATTCGGAGGAAAACGGGTATCTGATTCTCAGGGCGATGGAAGTGATCCCAGAAACGATCCAGAGATTCGCTTGTGTGGAAGATATGACCGGGGAAAGGCTGTTTGAGGGTGATGTGATCTACAATCCGGAGCATAGAACAGTCCGAATGGAGATCTGCTACGGCAAATACGCCGCATATTGCCCGAACGATAAGGAATACATGGAAACTGTCGGCTTTTATATGGTGTCGAACACCACAGACGATGCAATGCCGCTCGGTCCGACAAAGGAATACGCACTTTTGTTGGGAAATGTGGTAGACAACCCAGAGATCAAGGTGGTATAATTTCAGTCAGGATGCACCGGAAAGGAAAGAAAATGAGTAAAAGAATCTTAGCAGCAATGTTATCATGTATGCTGGTTGCAGGAATGACCGGATGCGGTTTTTCAGATGGAGTGAAAGACGGTATGAAGGATGCTCAGAAGCAGGAAAGCATAAACGATTCTGATAAAAATGATAGCAAAAAGGATAAAAACGTGACCGAAACGGATAAAAATGATACCGAAAGCCGGGAAAACGTTTTAGAATCAGAAGAAAGCAAGACCGGAAACCCACTTCTGGATGCAGAGGTAATCGTAGGCGATGTAATGAACGGAACTAAGACAGAGAAGTTGGGCGAATACGCCTATATCACAGTTCCATTGGAGACAATGAAAAAAGTTACGATGGAACAGTACGATGAATTTTGCGATCAGAAAGTCCAGGATAGCGGTTACAACTGGGTAACGATCGACTTCGGTAACGGATCCGGATTGCAGTTCCAGGGAAGTACACCAGCAGTAGCAACCTACGGTACACTTGATAATGAGGAGTGCATCGAAGAATCAAAAGGAACCGTAATGATGACTGGAGAGAATACATATGAGCATTCCGAGAACCAGTAGAAATCTAACAAATGTTAGAAATGGTGGTACACCCGTAATCATACGGGATGCAATGATGATTTTGTAGAGCGATTCACTACAAAATAGCGATACAACGGAATATGGAGATATGAAGAAAGCCAGGGGCGATTAAACCTCTGGCTTTTCTCTGTAGATGAACGTGTGAGACAATCCATTGCGGAATGTGATAGAGTTAACGGCCCCGTCTTTGAAAACGATGTTGTCTATGATACTGCTGAGAAAAGAATCAAGGACCTCCGGAGAGACGGTAGCACTCAGAGACTGAAAGCTGATGTAGTTTCGGTCAGTGAGTTTCTGGGAGAGTATGAAGTTGCTTGCCTTGGCGATAAATTCATCATCAGTGATAGATTGTTGCAGGCTGCCTTCCGATGCCAGGAACGCCAGCTTGTCTTCGACTTCTTCCAAGGAGTCCGAAAGCTGAATCTTCTGAGTGAGGTATTCGGATTCCGACATGGCTTTTTCGGAATAGAGGAACAGCTTGTTCAGACGGTCAATAGCTCTTTCCAGACGGACTTTTTCCTTTTTGAGTTTTGATAGCTGCAATGGCGGCTCGGAGCCTGTTTTGATTTTGACGTCTTTTCCGAAGACCTCTCCCTTGATGGTTCCGGTGCGGAGCGTATGAAACAGATCATGTAATCCGTCCGGGGCAATGGCGGCCACCGGAGAGAAAGTATCGCCGGAGAGTAGCTGCTGTTCCAGTTCCTGTATGCTCGTTTCTGGAGAGAACGCCTTTTGAGCGTTGAGCATATTGAGAATGTAGTTGAAGACGAACTCGCCAACGATTGGGTCTGAGGTAGATTTTCCGGTACACCACAGCTTGCTTTTCCTGTGCGTAGGGCAGAAGTAGAGAGAATAGCGTCTGCCAGTAGTCTTCTTTATGGTGGAAATGGAACTGGTCATAGGTTGACCGCAATTTCCACAGATGAGCAGGCCGGAGAAAATGTGCGTGTATTTGCTCTTGCCACTCTTACGAAATGATTTGAGCCTGCGGTTGGATTCCAGGAGTGCAAGGATGCGTTCTTTCTGTTCTCGGCTTACGATGGCCGGGTGGTGGTCTTTCACGGTAATCCATTCGGATTTATCCTTAGGACGCTGCCGGTCCCCTTCCTTAAGGCGGTTGTACTGGTAATCGCCGCAGTAGAATACGCTGCGAAGAATAATATCCAGAGAGACCGGGGACCAGTCATTACCGGCACGAGTCCGGTAGCCATGTTCGTTCAGATACCGGGCCAGATAAACCAGGGAGCGGAGTTCTTCGTATTTGTCATGAATCAGATGGGCGATGTTGTACTCATCGGAGTTGAAGCTGAAATCCTGTTCTTCCGGGTCATAATCGTAGCCGTAAGGAATACGTCCGCCGTTCCACTGCCCGTTGCTGGCTCTGGAAATCATAGTGGCAGTGACACGTTCCGAAGTCATGTTACGCTCCAGCTCCGCAAAGACAAGGATAATTTTGAGCATCGCTTCTCCCATAGCCGTACTGGTGTCGAACTGCTCATTTTTTGAGACGAAGGTAACGCCAAGGTCTTTAAGCTCCTGGTACATCTCTGCAAAATCCAGAAGGTTTCTGGAGATTCGGTCAATCTTCCAGACCAGGAGATGAGTGTACGTGCCGGTCCGAAGCTGAGACATCATTTTCTGAAATTCTGGCCGGATAGTATTTTTGCCAGAGTACCCGGCATCCTCGAAGATTGTCACATCGTCAGTGTTCAGTATCAGCTTGGCGTAGGCAATCAAATCTTGACGCTGCATAGGCAGAGAGTCCCTGTCGATCTGATGCAGTGTAGAGACTCGTATGTAGATAGCCACTTTTGCGTGAGTGGCAGCACTGTTTGAAATCATATTTTTCCTCCAAAAATACGCCGTCCCATTACAGAACGGCGCATGTTCATTTCTACGCCCTTTTAGTCGGGCAATTCAATATTACATCCCTTAATCCGGCAAAATCCGTTATGTAAGGTTTTAGAGCTTTCAGCGAATTAAGAGAAATATTTTTCTGGTTGGGCTTTTGCTCGTTGAGCACATAGGTAGGCAACACATAGAACTCCCAGTATTCCAGGGCAAGCGGCGAGACGTCTTTTGTCAGTGCTTTGTAAAGGCAAAAAACGTAGAGGTCAGAATGACGCTTGACGTCCGGAGAATATCCGGCTTTCGGGTCCCAGGCTCTGTGAGGTGCTATGCTGAACTGTATATGCTCGTGGTACGCTTCATCCCAGGATTGGAGATAAGAAGCGGATTTGACTTCGATTCGCTGTCCGGTAGGACTGGTCAAATCAAAGGGGAGCCAATCAGTTCGCATTTTCGAATCGGGGGGGGGTAATAACGCACTGTGTACTATGTATTCTGCAAGTACGCCCCGGTCTGTGTTGTTGAGCAGATCACTGTAAGCCCAGGACCAGAAATCTACTACCGACAAGCCGGTGTCTTCCCCATGAAAAGTAAATTTGTTATTGGATGTTAATTGCTCCATGCAGGAATCCTCCCTTCGCAGAGAGAGGCTATGCCATGGATGTTGCCGCCAAGAGCAAAGACCAACGCCCGGCGGCAGTCGGTGTCTGTCAGAATATCGGAATAGGTATGGACCAACGGCAAGAACTCACGAACCGAAAGTGAGAGTTTCTTCCGCAGGTGTGCTATTTTGTTAATTGTTCCGGCAGACAGCGATGCAGGCCCTTCCTCCAGAGAAGAACAGAAGGAAGAGAGATAGAGCAGTAGAGCCGCAGCATCGCAATTCAGTTGTTCTTCGGTCCAGGCCAGGAAAAAGTATTTCTTTGAATCCATAAGCCCTCCTGTCCGGTATCATCTGAAATGACGATACCAATCTAAACGGATAATCTTTTTTCATCGTCAAGGTATTTTTTGCTTTCCTCAAGAGCTTTGAGGTAGCCCTTCATTTCCCCTTTAAATTCATAACGCTTTTCTGTTGGCAGAGCCTTGTAAATACTCAGCAGCTCCTTCTCATCATCGGTGTAAGTTTCGGTCTGGACGTCAGTGTAAGCAGATTCTTTTCCGGTCAGAATGTAGTCGGTAGAGACGTGCAGAAACCGGGCAATGTCTGCGATGTATTTAGCTGGCGGCAGAGTGTTTCGAGCCTTCCAGGTAGAGTAGGAAGACTGGTTAATGCCAAGAAATTTGCACAGTGCATAAGGCGTTTGCTCCCTCTGTTCGAGAACTGTTTCGATTCTGTCGATTGCTTCCATGTAGCACCTCCGTAAAATAATTCGAGAAATCGAAGAAAAACTCTTTACAAATTCGAGTTTTCGAGCTACAATACAATCACAAGCTACAAATGATTCGCAAATGGGAAGTGCTAAATCGCATAAGTAGTTTGTGATTGCGTATGTAGTGTACGTTTGTACCGTTAAATTGTATCATTTTACTTCGAGAAAGTAAACTACATATGCAAAAATCCATCAGAAAGGAGGAAAAGCATAATGCAGGGCAATATCACTGACTGGGGCAAGGAAGTTAAGAAGGGTCTGATTGAACGAGGCTGGTCTATCAACGATTTGGCTGAGAGAATCGGCAAGTCAAGAACCAGGGTATCCGGAGTTGTGAATGGCCGGATTTACTCGGATTCGATTGCAAGTGCAATCAGTGACCTTCTCAATATCGAAAAGGCATCAGCGTCCATGAAAGAAGCAACCAGAGATTGGTGTATGGATGCAAGAAAAGCCATGATTGACCTGGATATGAACACAGGGGAGCTGGCTGAGAAGACTGGCTACTCTACACAATATCTGAATGCAATTATCTGTGGCAGATGCTATTCGCCGCCGGTTATGAAAGTGATAAGCGGTGCACTCGGAATCCAGGAATATCAAGGGAAACAGGATTCCTCTAAAGACAGTTAAATTGTAACAGGAAAGATGGTGTGAAGAAATGGGAAGAGGCTCTACGAAAGGTAATGAAAATGTGTATTTTGTTGCCAGAAAAAGGGCAGCAATGTACAACGAGAGGCTATACTCCAGAGAAGGTGCGGCGGAGTTGCTTGGCATATCTGTTTCAACACTCGCAGATTATGAGTTGGGAAATACGAAGGTAGTTCCGGTAGACAAAGTGGTTCTCATGGCGGACCTCTATAATGCACCGGAGCTGAAAACTGGGTATTGCAAGCATGAATGCCCGATATGCAGTTATCTTCCGGTTGCAACAGAGGCGAAAGGCCTGGAAGGGATAACCCTTCGACTGATGAAGAGACTGGATTGCGATGAGCTGAACCGCATCAAAAAAGAACTCGTAGACATTACAGAAGATGGAAGCATCGACGAAACAGAGAAGCCGGAGCTGAAAAAGATCCTGGCTTTTTTAGATGAAGTTGCGGAGTCCATCAGCGAACTGAAAATCGTAGGCGAGAAGTTTTTGAAGAAGGTGTGAGTATGGATGTGCAAAAAATGCTTGAAATTCTGAAAAGAGATTACGGAATCGAAAGCAAAGAGGAACTGATAGAAAGATTTGAGTCCAGCAAGGGGATCAACATCGGAATTTTCACTGAACGGAGGCAGACAGCATGAGAAGCAGAGTTATGAGACGTAGGATGCACAGGGTTCTGTGGAAGAAACTGAGCAGAATCTACGCAGTGGATATGGCAGAAGTTCTGGGCTGGATAGAATACATAAGCATCACGGGAATTTTCCAGTGCTTTTGTATTGTGATGGCTTGTGAGCAGAGAGGCAGGGTAGCTTTTGGAGGAGAGTATTTGATTCTTCCGGCGGCGATACTTGCAAGACTGTGGATTCCAGAAATGATACAGAGTGTGAGTGGCGTTCTGGAGATGCCGGATGAGGAAGAAGATAATGTGTGAGATATGCGGACAGAATCCTTGCCATCCGAGATGCCCGAATGCTCCGGAACCGAAAGAGGTTCATATCTGTTCGGAATGCCTGGAAGGAATCTATCCGGGCGACAGATTCTATGAGAGCTGCGGAAGTTATGTGTGCGAGGAGTGCTTAAAAAGCATGACGATTGATGAAATATTTGAATTACTGGGTGAGAGCCTGGAAAAAGCATAGGAGGTAGGATATGGGACAGATGACCGTAGAACAGTGGTACGGCACGATAAAAACCGGACTGACAAAGAAGCTGACCGAAAACAAAGAAGCGTTACCGGCTGGCTTTAATCAGCAGAGATTTATTCTGAATTGCATTACGGTAATCCAGGATATGATGAAGGACGATAAGAAGAAAGCACAGTTGGAGAAGATCAACCCGGAAACTATCCCGGTTTGCCTGGCAAAAGCGGCATACCTGGGACTGGATTTTTTTAATGGAGAGTGTTACGCAATCCCGTATGGCGGAAACCTCACTTTTCAAACTGATTACAAAGGCGAGATCAAATTGTGCAAGCGGTACAGCAAAAATAAGATTAAAGACATTTTTGCGAAAGTAGTACGGCAGGGCGATTTCTTCATGGAAGAGGTAGATGGAGACAAACAGAATGTGAAGTACAGACCGAAGCCGTTTTCCAATGAACAGATGATTGGAGCATTCGCTATTGTGGTTTTTGAAGATGGTTCGATGATGTATGACACGATGAGTTCGGAAGACATCGAAAATGTCAGAAACACATACTCTAAAGCAAAAGACAGCCAGGCATGGAAAAGCAGCACTGGTGAGATGTACAAGAAAACGGTATTGAGAAGATTGTGCAAGTTGATTGATTTGGACTTTGACAATATAGAGCAGCAGAAAGCCTACGAAGATGGTGGGGATGCGGTATTCAATCAGCAGTCCCTTCCGGGAGCAACAGCAGGACAGGCGTTGTTGCCGGAGAATGATAAGCCGGTAGACGCTTTTGCAGCGATGAAAGCCCAGAAGCAGGCAGAGCCGGTTATTGACGGAATGGTTTTGGAAGAGGCGTAGGAGGTAGTGGCATATGGTTTTGACGGCAGAGAATTATTATAGCAAAGAAGCGAACGAGAAGTATATGAGTGTGTCCCAGTATAAGGATTTCGCAGGAACATACGGAAAGATGGCGTGTGAATTTTCGGCCATTGAGAAGCTGGAAGAACGGTGGGCACAGAAAAAGACCACGCCGCTTCTGGTGGGGTCCTATGTGGATTCCTACTTTGAAGGAACGCTCGAAGAGTTCAAGAAAGCGAATCCGGAAATCTTCACTCAGAAAGGCGAGCTGAAAGCGAATTATAAGCAGGCAGAGAGAATCATCGCCAGAATGGAGAGAGACCCACTGTTTATGCAGTATATGAGCGGAGAAAAACAGGTCATTATGACTGGAGAGCTGTTCGGGGCAGAATGGAAAATCAAAATTGACAGCTTCGTGAGAGGAATTGCGATTACGGACCTTAAGGTTATGGCATCAATCACTAAGTTGGAGTGGGTAAAAGACATCGGCTATTTAGATTTCGTGCGGTACTGGGGTTACGATATCCAGGGTGCGATATACCAGGAAATTGTGTACCAGAACACCGGAGAGAGACCACCATTCTACATTGCAGCAGGGACAAAAGAAGAGGAGCCAAACATCGAAGTGATTCATGTAACACAGAATTATCTTGATGAGGCAAAACACATGGTAGAAATGAATATGCCGAGAATCCTCAGAGTGAAGAACGGAGAGGCTGAACCGGACAGATGCGAGATGTGCGATTGTTGTAGGCATACAAAGGTTTTGAAGAGACCGATTTCAATTACGAACCTGGTAGCCGGAATTTAGGCGGTGAGTAGATGGCAGATAACAAAAAATACTACTACTTGAAATTGAAGGAGGATTTCTTCGATTCTGATGAAATGCTGCTTCTCCAGGGGATGAAAGATGGGTATTTGTACAGCGACATACTCATGAAGATGTACCTGCGGAGCTTGAAAAATGAAGGGCGGCTGATGTACAAGGACTACATCCCGTACAGTCTGGAGATGATCTCAACGATTACGAGACACCAGGTAGGGACGGTAGAACGTGCGATGAAAATTTTTGAACAGTTGAAGCTGGTAGAGGTACTGGATAACGGTGCAATCTACATGATGGATATTCAGAATTTCATCGGGCAGAGTTCTACAGAGGCGGACCGGCAGAGGAAGTATTATCGCCGCATCCAGGACGAGAAGAAACTGAGCGGTTCCCAGGCACCGGAGGCATTGATTCCGGAGATGCAGGAACCGGAGCAGGAGAAGCCACCAGTAGAAAAGCCGCCGAAGCCGAAAAAGGCAACGGTAAAGAAGGAAGACACGATGCAGCTCTATGAGCGTCTGGTTCCGGATTACGCACTCGGCGGAGAAATCAGAGAAAAGATGCGTGAATGGTGTACATACAAGATTGAACGCAAGGAAGGTTACAAAGAGCAGGGCATGAAATCTCTTCTCCGGCAGGTAGAGAAGAAAGTAGCAGAATTTGGAGAAGGCCGGGTGTGCGATTTGATTGAGGAGTGTATGTCAAATAACTGGAAAGGCATTATCTGGGATAAAATGACGCAGATTCCGCAGAGGTCGGCCGGGGACCGGATTCAGAATAGAGTGAGTGAGGTAGACAACTGGTAATGACAAGAGAGGAGTTCAAAACGCTTGTTAAGGGAATGAAAGCTGTATACGCACAGCCGACATTCATTCCAGACCAGGATGCTTTCAATGTATGGTTTGAGTTGCTGAAAGATATTCCGTATCAGCAGGCCAACGTAGCAATCCAGAAGTATATGCTGACAGAGAAGTTTCCGCCAACGATAGCAGACATCAGAGAAAAGGCAACGCAGATTGTTGAGAGCGTGGATAGCAGCATGAGTGAGTTGGAGGCATGGTCTTTGGTAAGAAAGGCGGTCAGAAATTCCGGGTATCATTCGGTGGAAGAATTTGAGAAACTGCCGGAGGCTTGCCAGAGAGCCGTAGGAAGTGCGGCAAATCTGAAAGAGTGGGCGTTGATGGATTCTGAACGGGTTGAGACGGTAGAGCAGTCTCATTTTATCCGGAATTACAGGACAACAGTGCAGAGAATCAGCGAGGAGAAAAAGCTGCCGGAATCAATCCGGTTGCTGATTGCCAGCATGAGAGACAATGCGTTGGAGTTGGAAAAGAAAGAGCAGCCTGCGCTCGAAGCTAAGAAACAGGCAGAAGAAAAAACAGAACCGGAACCTGGAATGTCTGAGGAAACGAGGGCGAAGTTCCAACAGGTCATGCGGAACTTGCAGGGGAAGGTGTGATATGGAGGTGAAGTGAGATATGGATATGGCAGAGATTGGAGCGAATATCCGGAGTTGCAGGACAGAAAAGAATATGACGATGGAGGACCTGGGAAAAGCAATCGGCAAAAGCCAGTCAGCGGTAGCGGATTACGAAAAAGGCAGAGTAGACATCCCGGCATCCTCCCTCATCAAAATTGCGGAAACCCTGGAAATCCACCCGGCGAAGCTATTCGGTATGCAAACAGCGGATGAACAGTTTGAGCCGGACGCCACGCTGAGAATTTTCAATGCGGAGGACAGACGGACTATTGCAGGAATCCTGGTAATGAACGGTTATACAACCCGGCATATCAAGGTTGCGAGAGAAGGAAAGAAGAGTAGCTGGTACTGCATCCAGGCCATGCTTGAGGAAAGCAACCTGGGAAGTCAGTAGGAGGCGGACATGAAAAAAGCGAAGTTTACGGTGTACGGGGAGCCGAAAGGAAAAGGCAGACCGAGATTCAATACGAAGACCGGCCATGCCATAACCCCGAAAGATACGGTGTCCTATGAAAATCTGGTAAAGCTGGAATGGCAGACGACCTACGGGACAGAGAACTTTCCGAAAGAGGCGATGCTGGATATGCGGATTAAGGCGTACTACCGGATTCCTAAGTCGGCATCGAAGAAAAAAAGAGCTGCGATGCTGGCCGGAGAGATACGCCCGACTAAGAAACCGGATATGGATAACGTGGTAAAGATTATCGCTGACAGCCTCAACAACCTGGCATATTACGATGATACGCAGATTGTTGACTGTCAGTGCCGGAAGTTCTACTCAGAGAATCCGAGAGTAGAAGTGACGATTATAAATTTGTCAGAGGAAGAATAGGAGGAAATTCACAGTGGATGAAAAAATGGAGATAAGACTAGTAAATCCAACGGAAGACGGGTTCTTGCAGAAGATTGACTGGAACAAAGCAGAGCTGGAGGAGAATGTCAGAAGCATTGTGGCAGCATACCAGGGCTTGGTGTATACGGAAGATACGGTATCGGATGCGAAGAATGACAGAGCCGCCCTTAGAAAACTGCTCAATGAGATTGAGGACAGAAGAAAGCTCGTCAAGAAAAAGTGCATGGAGCCGTATGAAGTGTTCGAGAGTGACTTGAAGGATGTAACGGCACTCATCAAGGAGCAGATCAGCATCATTGACGGGCAAGTAAAGGAATATGAGAACAGCGTAAAAGAGGAGAAGAAAGCCAGACTACAGGATGTATATACTGAGGCAATCGGAGAGCTGGCAGAGGTTCTTCCTTTTGAGCGAGTGTTCGAGGCACAGTATCTGAACGTGAGCTTCAAGGAAAGCAAGGCGGCAACCGAAATCCAGGAAAAGATTCAGAGAGTAAAGAGCGACCTGGCGGCTATTGATGCACTGGATAGCAAGTACAAACTGAATGCGAAGGATGTATATGTGAGAACACTCGATATGTCCCAGGCTATGGCTGAGAATGCTCGTCTGATTAAGTTTGAAGAGCAGATGGAGGCAGACCGCAAGAGAAAAGCAGAGGAAGAGGAACGCCGGAGAGTCGAAGCAGAAGCCAGGGCCAAAGAAGCAGAGGAGCGCAGACGCCAGGAGGCTGAAAGAATCGCTGCGGAACGTGCGGAGAGAGAAAAAGCACTGGCAGAACAGCAGGCCCAGGAGGAAAGAGCTTCGGAATCTGGCTACAATGCACCTGTTCCGGATAAGACGGCCGATGTGCAGAGTGAGGAACCTGCAGAAAAGCCGGCCGAAAAAGAAGCTCTTCCGGAGGAGAAGAAATACAAGGCAACCTTCTATGCGATTGGCACACTCCAGCAGTTGAAGGATTTGCAGGAGTACATGAAAGAACATAATATCCAGTTCGGGAAGGCGGGTAAGTAGGATGAGTGATTTTGTGAAAGAATTGAATTTTGATGGCGATACCTTTAATGACATGAAGAGAGATATGAATTTCGTATTACAGAGACTACTCGGTAATATGCAGGAAAAGGAATGCCAGGAAGGAACGCTGACACTGAAACTGGATGTATCGCTCGTGAGAGAGTATGTGCCGAATTACAATCCAAACATTCCAGGAGAAAGCAGAGAGATTGCGAAGCCAAAGTTCAGCCATAAGGTAACAAGCCAGATGAAAGTTGAAGATATGAAGAAGGGCAATCTGGATACCGAGATGGAACTGTTCTTGAATGAGGAGACCGGGGAGTACGAGATGCGGCCGGTAGCCGATACAACACAGAGAAGTATTTTCGATGCTGACTACAGAGATGTGACGGAACCGCGACCGGCAGGGATTGAGCCGGATAATGGTCCGGAGTACATCGAACATCCGGAACTTCCGGGAGAGGTAGCAGATGAACACGCCCTTCCTGGTCCGGTGGAAGAATACGAGGATGCAGACGAGAGCGTATATGACGATTCTACGGGCGATAACCCGGAAGATACACAATTTACTGATGAAACCGATTTAGACGGTGCAGGGGACGGTACAGAGATTACAAGTGGCACTGAGGAAGATGAAACCGACACCGAAGATGATGAGTATGGATATGATGAACCAGAGGAGGAAGAGTAAATGAATTTAAGAGATTTAGTAGGCAGAATGGCAATCAGAACAGATAAGGTGCGTGAGGTAATGCCATGGGAAATGGAACGTGCGTTTCGCTTAGATTTTATGGTTCCTGTACCGACTTTCGATAGAGAAAAGTATATGGACGAGCCAGTAAGAATCCTGGCAGTGGAAGGGAGCCAGGTTGTTATTGAGAAAGATGGAAAGAGAAAACTGTTGGAGAGAAGATACATTGATGAACGCTGGACGGATTATGAGAGACTTCTGCATCCGGAAGAGGAAGAGAAGGAAAAGGCTGAAAAGCTGATGAAGGAGTTCGAGGCAGCGGCGGAACCTATCAAGCATTTCCTGGCAGAGCATTATGACCCGATGTGTACAGCGGTAATCCACATGGATAACATCCAGATTTTCAGAGGAGAACTGGGTGAGCCAATCCAGAATATCTGTTGCCGGTGCGGAGCAGAGGTTGAAGAGGAAATGAAGGGATAATACATGGATAAAAGACCGAGAAAAGAAGATGGGTCATTGTTCATATCGTGTAAATCATGCGGAGTGCCGCCGGACAGGTGCAAGGGCTTTTGCGTTTTCCAAAGAATGACGGCAGAAGCAGAAAAACAGAAACAGGAGGAAAAGTCGAATGGCAAAATTTAATATCGAGGTAGAACTTGACTGGATGGATGAAGAGGCATACTCCATCGATGATGAGTTAAGAGAACGGATTGTGAAGGGCGTGGAAAACGCCCTTCTGGAAAAGGCAACGAATGAAGCTGTTAAGGCAGTGGATAATAAAATTGCAGAGAAGATTCTGGAGGCAGAAGAAACGATACAGGCAACCGTAGACCAGTTCATTGCGAACGTGTGTGAGGAGAAGATCGGAAAGATTGTTATCCCGGAAAAGAAAAACACCTGGAGCGATGAAGTAACGTACAAGCCCCTGTCTGAATACGTGGGAGAGAGATTTGAACTGTTCCTTACGGAAAAGAGATATGACAGGGACGGCCGCATTGCAAGTTATTCCAGTGACAGAAAATTATCCGCTGCTGGTCTGCTCACGAGTCAGTATCTGGAAGAGGAACTTGGAAAGAAGGTTGAAAAGCTGATTGCGAATGCTAAGAGAGAGGTAGAGGAATCTCTGATAAAATCACTGGAACAGAATTTGAAAGAAAACCTTGCGAAAGACACGATTGAAAGAATGAATATCCCGGAGGTGTTGAAGAAATTAAGCAGCATAGGGGCAAAGCAGGTAACTGAAACATCGTTACCGGAGTAAAGGAGGAACGGTATGAGTGATTTTATCATAGGGCATGTTACAGACTCGAAGGAAGGGCCGATGGATGGAGTGTACGCTGAGACGAAGGGTACATATACGAAGTTCAAAGGAACCGGAGTATTTCAGAAAGAGAAGAGAATCCTGCATCAGAAAGTAACGGATGTCGGAATCAAGGCCAGCTTGCAGACTGGTATGGTAAGCATCAATGACAGAAACAGGAACCAGGCAATAGCAGTAAGCATTACGGAGATGGTCGCTGTTCTGAATGAGGCTTTGAGATACGGAACAGCAGGAAAGGGAAAGAAGGTGCGGTTGTGATCAGCAGGGCAAGCGAAGGAACGTGCCGCCAGTGCGGTAGAAGAATCCTGTGGGTGCGGATGCGGTCTGGAAAGAATATGCCGGTAGACATGGCACTGCATAATTACAAGAAGGACAGTACCGGGAAAGAGAAGATTGTCACGCCGGACGGAGAGGTAGTGACAGGAAGAATCCTGGTAGGCGAGCGTGGAGATGGAGCAGGCTATATTTCGCACTTCGCTTCGTGCAAGAAGTACAGGAGGTAGGGCATGACACACGAGCTGAAGACATACCCAAAATATTTCCAGGAAACGATAGAGGGCAACAAACCGTTTGAAATCCGGAAGAATGACAGAGACTTCCAGGTGGGAGATGTGCTGATTCTGAAAGAATGGGACAACATCAAATACAGCGGAAGAGAAATCGGAGTGGTAGTAAGATATGTTCTAAGAGACTTTATCGGATTGCAGGAAGGCTATGTAGCACTTGGGTTACAGATTTTAGATTAAAAAGAAAAGCCGCCATAACCCCACGGCAGCTCCTCAAATGTTCGTAGATAGATTCATTATATGGAGCAGAGCAAGAAAAGTCAAGGAGGTATGGCGGTATATGGAAAGGCAGAGTGAGCAGGAACTGTTAGCAATCGCACCTGTGGAAACGGAGAGTCTGGAGGGAAACAGAATCTACCAGGTAACAGGGAGAGAGCTGACACAGATAGCGGAAATATCTGCGAGAGAAGCGGTCAAAATGTGCAGAGAAGAGCGAAAAAAGACCGAAAAACGTGAGCAGAGTAACGCTGATAAGGTAAAAAGAACCAAGAAATTGTTATCAGACTACCGTAGACTGAAAAGGGAAATCCCGGAAAAGGAAGAATTTACGGAAAGCGAGAAAGTAGAAAAACGGTGGGCGTTCCTAAGAGATTTGATGGGTTCGGCACATATCAATAGCCAGGAAAGCGTAGTAGAGAAAGAAGAAAAACGCAGGGCGGAGAATATGTATTACATCAACCGGATAGAGCGTGCGATTGAGACGTACCGGGAGGAGTGCGAAACATCGAAAAAGCCAGAAGCTATGCGGTGTTACAGGGAAGTGTACGAATACTACATAGCGGAGGAAGAAAAGACGGTTGCTCAGATTGCGAGTGAGGAATGCGTGAGTGAGAAGACTGTCTATAAGGACATCGGTAACGCCTGCAAAATCATAGCGGTGTACCTGTTGGGTGTGTGAGAAAACTGGGTTCAAAAACAGTAGAAAATATGGAATTGACGAGGGTAAAATACCTGTGGTAACGTAGTAAGTGCCAAAAGCCCATATGTCACACCATAAAAATGGAGCACTGTGAATCGACTTTTCCTTCTCTGATGGCTGGGCGGTCTTCGGACCGCAAAGCCGGAGGAAGGGATTCTTAAAAAACGGTAAACAGCCTGTATTCCCTGTACTTAGGTAGGTAATCTGGTATAATTAAAGTATGGAAAACAACGGTTTTTCAAGGGAAAAGGAGCAGACGGACAATGGGAATTTATACGAGCAGATATAGCAACAAAGAGCTTGCAGATGGCAAATATTACTGTGTAGGAATCAGCATCGGGACGCCGAAATTCAAACTGGCGTACAGACTGGAAAACCAGTGCTACTCACTGGCACCGAAAGGGTATATGCTGAGAATGAACCTGGAAGATTTCAAGAAAGCCTATTACGAGAAGCTGAACGGCATAGGCAAGGACAGAATCATCAACATGGTTATGAAGATGGAACGTGACGCAGCGGCCCAGGGAAAGAATTTGGTCCTCCTGTGCTACGAGGATGTGAGAATCCCGGAAGATTGGTGTCACAGAACTGTTTTTGCTGAGTGGTGGGTGGAGAACACTGGAGAGATTATCGAAGAACTTCCAGACCCGAATCCCCCGAAGGGAAAGAAGGTAGCAACGACAAGTAAGAAGCCCGAAGTGCAGACGAAGCCAGATGATGGCTACCAGCAAATGAGTCTGTTTGGTATGGGCGCTTTAATATAATATCCGGAGCTGGTGTAGGCAGCACACGACTATTCCATAGTTGAGGCCCTGTTCATCGCAGGGCTCCGGTCCAAAAACAACGGCATCGCATCCGAAAGGGTACGGTGCCTTTTTTAATGCAAACGAGAGAAGGGAGAGTTGATAAGCAATGGCATTTTTCAGAGACCCAGGAGAGATGTTTTTGGGGTGCTTGGGTACGGTGGAGCAGAGATACTTGGTAAATCTGATAAAGAATGCTGCGAAGAACGGGTATACGAGGTTTGTGGAGCCATGTGCCGGAACATTCGCCATGAGCAATCTGGCAATCCAGAATGGGTATAAACCGGAGCAGATCGAGACAAGCGATGTGTCTATGATGAGTTCGGTTATGGGCTATGCCATTACGGGCAAGCCACTTGATGAACTGGAGATACACGCCCAGGGATTTTCCGATGAGGAACTGTTGAACCCGGCGGTTGCCTTGTATGCTCAGATGTATCTGAGAACATCGAAGACGGCCGGCAATGAGTATTTCTTTAATCTGCTGAAAGATTTAAGAGACAGAAGAGAGGAACATATTGAGCATATCCGACAGAGCCTGGAGAATATCAAGAAGGAAATGTATGGCATGACGTATCGCCCGTTGGATATGTGGGATCATCTGGACGAGGTGCTTGACGATCCACACACGCTGGTTATTGCCAATCCACCGACCTACTTCTCCGGCTATGAGAAGTTCTATGACACACAGGGGAAAATGACCTGGAAGGAACCAGAGTATAAGCTGTTCGACCCGGAAACAGGACACGTTGAGTTGTTTGACCGGTGCATGAATGCGAATGCGCTGGTTGTTTGCTACCAGGAAAAAAGAACCGGAGAGGCTGTAGGAGAGCCGATATTTGCAAGAGCCGGTACGAGAGCAGATTTGAACAGCTACATTACCTCGAACAGAGGAGAAGAAGCGGCGGCACTGGCAGAGGGAAGAAAAATCAAAAGACCTTCCGAAAGTAAGCTGGCACCGATTGCCTGTAGTATGTTGCCGAGAGATTACGAGATAACGGAGAAAAGCAAGGTACAGATCATCTCCATTAAGGCAGCAGAGGCACAGTATTACAGACAGCTATGGACGCATAATTTTGTTGGTTCATCGGCTACGTTCAATAGAGCTGTTCTGATTGACGGGATGGTATCGGGCGTATTTGGGATTTCAAAGATGCAAGCCACATCACTCTTCATCTGGTACGTTATGAAGGTCCCACACACCACGTATCGGCTCGGTAGACTACTGTATATGTTGGCACAGAATCATTGCTTCACAGAAACGCTCCTGGACGATCTGGAACGTGAGAAGGTAACGAAAGTCCGGACCGCCATGCTGACGAAGTATCCGGAGAACAAAGAAGTCCGGGGCATTATGAAGCTGGTAAACCGGCAGAAGGATAAGAACAACGGTTTCAAGCTGACATACGAAGCGGAGCTGGCTGACCGAACAGAGCAGGAAACATTGGAAGAATGGTTAAGGAGGGAAAGGCAGTGGCAGAAGAGCAGAAAGCAAAATATGAAATAATTTATGACATGGGTACGGAGCTGTACATTGCGAAGGTGCAGTTAGCCGAGCTTAAGGAGCAGGACATCAATGCCAGGATAATGAAAAATGAGATGCAGGACCAGCTCACAGCGAACATCAAAAACAGAGGGCAGTTGGAGAGTTTACCTCTGATTGCACTGATGGGAGAGAAGCTGGAGATTATTTCAGGGCATCACAGAGTAAAGAGTGCAAGGGAGGCTGGACTGAAAGAGATTATCGTTATCCTGGATAAGAGCGGGCTGACCCGAAGCAAGGCGGCTTCTAAGCAGTTGGCTCACAATGCAATCTCTGGGTTTGATGATGAGAGTACGCTGAGAGAAATTGTGAAGCTGATGGATAACGTCGATGATATGATGGAGAGCTATATAGGGAAAGAAATTCTGGAAGAACCGTTGGAGCAGTTTGATAAGCTGAATACTCCGGCGGTTCAGTTTGATTTCAAGACCATTGCGTTTGCGTTTCTTCCGAACCAGATTAGAGACTTGGATGCATTGATGAAGAATCTGGACGGTAGTTGTGCTGAGATTATCGGTGTTGCTGCCTATGAGCAGTGCGAGAAGTTCGTGGAGACACTGGATAAGTACCAGCAGTTTACGGACATCCGGAACGTAGGGGCGGCAGTCCATTCCATGATTGATGCTGCAAATGAGAAAATGGACGATGCCGGTTTTGACCCAGACATGGATTGGACGTACCTTGCGAAAGTATTTGGCAGTGCTGCCATTCCGGTAGAATCGGCAGAAGTAATCAAAAAAGCTCTGAAAAAAGCAGAGAAGGACGGCACGATTACCAGTAAGAATAAATGGCAGATGATTGAATACTGGGCGGCTGACTACCTGGCAGGGAAGTAGGTGGTTGAATGGCGGCAAAGCAGAAGTATGATGAGAGATTTGTAAAAATTGCCAAGGTATTGTGCATGAGAGGCGGTACGGATGAGGATTTAGCTGACGCATTCGAGGTATCTCCGAGGACAATCAACCGTTGGAAAAAGGATTACCCGGAGTTTGCAGAGGCTCTGGCCGCCGGAAAAGAATATGCAGATGCAGAAGTCGAACTGAGTCTGTATAAGCGAGCAAAAGGAAGTAAGAAGAAAACGAAAGTAACCCGGAAAATTATTGAGATGGACAAAGACGGTAATACCAAGCCTGCGAAGATAGAGACGGTTGAGACCGAAGAGGACATCATACCGGACGTAGGAGCGTGCTGTTTCTGGTTGAAGAATCGTAGGCCGGACATCTGGAGAGATAAGCAGGAAATTGGTCTTTACGAGATAGAAGACATGGAGGGTATCGAAGCCGACATTTATGGCGGCGAAGAATAAGGGCTTATCCAACCCGTATGTCAAGGTCAACAGGCGCAAGCGTATAGGGTTCAATTTCAGCGACAAGCACAAGCGGTATATCAAAAATTGTGCGAACAGTACCTACAATATCCTGGAAGGTGCTGTTCGTTCCGGTAAGACGGTAGATAATGTTTTCGCATTTGCTCACGAATTAAAAACGACGAAGGATAGAATCCACCTGGCGACTGGTTCGACTATGGCGAATGCTAAGCTGAACATTGGAGATGCTAATGGGTTCGGTCTTGAGTATATATTTCGTGGGCAGTGCAGGTGGACTCAGTACAAAGGGAATGACTGCCTGCTGATAAATGGCCCGGATACGGGGTACAAAGACAAGATTGTAATCTTCGCCGGAGGTGCAGCGTCCGATAGTTACAAGAAAATCCGAGGTAACTCATACGGTATGTGGATTGCAACCGAGATCAACCTGCATCATGACAACACCATCAAAGAGGCATTCAACCGACAACTGGCAGCCAAGAACAGAAAAATCTTCTGGGACTTGAACCCAGACCATCCTAAGGCAGCGATATACGTTGATTACATTGACAAATACGCTGAGAAAGCGGCCAAGGGAGAGCTTCTGGGTGGTTACAATTACGAGCATTTCAATATCTTCGAGAATATCAACATCCCGAAGCAGAGAATAGCTGAGATTGTCAGCCAGTATGACAAGGACAGCATCTGGTACATCCGAGATATTGAAGGTAAGAGAAGTATTGCAGAAGGCCTGATATACGTTAAGCTGGCAACTTCCATAGCGGCGGAGGACGATGAGTACATCGTGCCGTTGGAAGAGACGATTGACATGGCGAAACGTGGAGAGTTCATAGAGCTGAATATAGGCGTGGACTTCGGAGGTAACGGCTCCGGCCACGCTTTTGTTGCGTCTGGTATTACCCAGGGATATGAGAAACTGTATGTGCTGTCCTCTGAATGGCACGATGCAGACGGAACAGACCCCGATGATTTGAACCGGATGTTTATGAAATTCGTTGAGAAGATATTGGACCGGTACGGATTCATTACGAATGTGTACTGCGATTCTGCGGAACTGGTGCTGAAACGAGGTTTGCAGAAAGCTATGATTGAGGCGGAACTGGGAAATATCAATGTCACGAATGCTGCCAAGTGCAAGATTACAGACCGTATCTTCACAATGACCACGCTCTCAGCAACTGGGCGTGTGTTCTTTACGCCAGATTGTGAAAGTGTTCTCGAAGCTATCAGCATGGCGGTTTGGAATCCGAAGAAAATGGAACTGGAGCGTCTGGATGATGGAACCAGTGATATTGACTCTCTGGATGCTATGGAGTACAGCTTCGAGAAGAGGATAAAGAAATTCATTAAGAAGACGGGGTGAACTGATTGAGAATTGCAAATATATTGAGAAAGGTGTTGAGAAGATTGGTGCCGAATAACAGTGTGGAAAAAGCCCTGGGCGTTGATATATGCGAATCCGGAGTAATGCAGAATGCCATAGAGCTGTGGCATAACATGTACAAGAATGAACCGCCCTGGAGAGGTGGAAAAGACAATGTGATTCCTCTGAATCTGCCGTCAGCGATCTCGGAGGAATTTGCCAGGCTGATACTAACGGAGTTCAGCATGAAGGTAACTGGCAGTCCGATGGCTGATTTCATCAATGAGCAGTTGAAAGACCAGCTTACGGACTTAAATAAATTTGTTGAGCTGTACTGCGAGGGTGGAGCTATTGCAGTGAAGCCGTTCGTGACGAACATAGACGAAAACGGAAAGCCAACGGCAATTGAGCTGGATTTTGTGAAAGCGGTGGATTTCTTCCCCTGTGCGTTCAATAACAAGGGAGAGATAACGGCGGCGGTGTTCGTGGAAGGAAAGAAGATAGGAGATTACCTGTATACCCGGCTTGAATACCATGAGCTTACGGGAATGACCTATACGATCATCAACAAGGCGTTCAAATCTGAGGAGATTTACCAGTACAACGATGATGGGACCTATGCTGTGAGGGATAGATTCCGGAAAGAAGTACCACTGTCTGAGGTGGATGAATGGGCGGGCCTGTCGGAAGAGCCGGTAATTATCGGTAACATTGACAAGCCGCTTTTTGCGTACATCAAAGTACCAAAGGCAAACAATATCGATACGGATTCGCCATTGGGGGTATCAGTGTTCTCCAGAGCTACAGAGATAATAGAACAAGCTGACATTCAGTACGGGCGTGTATTGTGGGAGTATAAAGCCACAGAAGCTGCTATCCTGGGCGATTCTGAGTTGTTCCAGACAGATAAGCATGGAAAGCCGGTTCTTCCGGCAGGACAGGAAAGGATGTTCAAGACATTTGACTTCGACAATGCGGATGGAACTAACAAGGGGCTGTTGAAAGAGTATGCACCGCAGATTCGCCACGAAGCGCTGTTCCAGGGACTGAATAAGCTACTAATGAAAATAGAGTTCCTGGTCGGCCTTGCCTACGGTACGCTGTCTGAACCAACGGACATTGAGAAGACGGCATACGAAATCCGGGTATCAAAGCAGAGGTCATACCATACGGTAACGGCGATGCAGGACGCATGGCATAAGGGATTTGAGAAAATCATATACGCCATGAGAGTTCTGGCGTTGCTTTATGATATGGTTCCAGACGGAGAAACGGAGCTGAACTGCAACTGGGGCGATGGAGTTCTGGAAGACACAGAAGCTGAGTATCAGCGTAGATGGTCCATGGTGGTTGCCGGAAAGCTGAAAACAGAAACGTTTCTTGCGTGGTATTTCGGATGCTCGGAGGAAGAGGCAAAGAACATGATGCCGGAGCCGGTAGCCAGATTCCCTACGGAAGAATAGGGGGTGTGAGCAGTGCTGACACCGGAATATTTGAATAGCTTTTCTTCCGGGTATCTTGGAATGTGCGATGTGCTGAATGAGCAGATCATCCGAGACGTGGCACGAAGAATAGCGAAGACCGGAAGAATCACACCAACAGCCGAGTGGCAGTTGAAGCAGGCAAAGCAGTCCGGAGCATTGATGAATGATGTAATCCGGGAGGTCGGGGTTCTGACTGGAAAATCCGATACAGAAATATTGCGGTTATTCCGGGATGCAGGCTTGACCGGGATGTTGCAGGATGCAAAGCCGCTATTGCAGGCCGGAAAGCTGAAAACCTCGGATATTGTTCTTTCTGGAGCGATGCAGAGGACCATGGAGGCTGCAGCCGAGAAGTGCAGGGGAGAGATAGGGAACCTTACACTGACAACGGCCGTAGCCACACAGCAGGAGTATATGCAGGCACTGAATGCAGCCTATATGAAGGTTACGTCCGGTGCTTTTTCGTACCAGGAGGCGATCAGACAGGCTATCCGGGATGCAGCAGCAAAAGGAACATCGGTCATGTATGACAGTGGGTACATCTCAAAGCTGGATACGGCAATCAGAACTGCTCTGCTGACTGGAGTAAATCAGACAGCCGGAAAGCTGACAGAGTTGTATGCTTCGGAGCTTGGGGCTGAGTATTACGAGACAACAGCTCATGCAGGAGCCAGACCCTCACACTCAGTTTGGCAGGGCAAGGTGTTCAAGATTGAGGGAACAGCTCCGGGGTATGAGAACTTCTACGAGGCAACCGGATATGGAACAGGAGCCGGTTTGTGCGGTTGGAATTGCAGACATAGCTTCTATCCGTACTGGCCGGGAGTTTCAAAACCGGCATACACGAAAGATGATCTGGAGGATTACAGCAGACCGAAGTATTCGTTTGCAGGGAACCTTCTTACGGAGTATGAGTGTATGCAGAAGCAGCGTGAATATGAACGGGCAGTCAGAGAGTATAAGAGAATCCTGGCTGCCTATGATTCGTATATCCAGACGGTTCAGTCAGAAGTCGACAGAGCGTACTTCCGAGAGGAGTTCCAGAAAGAATCTGTGAATCTGAAAGAGAAGGAATCGCAGATGAAGGATTTCTGCAAGCAAACCGGACGAAGCGTAGATACCGCCAGAACGCAGGTATCAGCCGTATATGACGGCAACGGTAACTTAGTATCATTTAACCGCTCAGTCAGTGGAAAGGCTGTATGGGCGAATAAAAAATCAAATTAGGAGGTCAATTATGATTATCACAGGAATGGCTCACTTCGAGAGTGTAGCACAGAAGAAACTCGTTGAATGGTACCACAAGAACAGACCAGAGGTTCAGATCAACCTTGGAAATGTATTCGTGGTATGGTCATGCAAAACACTACAGAATTACAAGTGCCTTGCATCTACGACTATCAGTGGAGATGGCATCTATGCTGAGTACACCTACAACGGGGACAAGCAGGAACTTTATGAGGATGTATACGGTAAAATAACAAATACATGTCATACAGAAGAATAGGAGGTAGTGAATTATGAATTTCAAAGAAGCGTTTAAAGGAATGAAATCAGGACTCGCGGTAAAATTACCGTCATGGTCTGGATACTGGTGGTGGGATGAAGAAGCTCAGACGATTCTCATGTACACCAAAGATGGCGATTGTCTGGACATTAGAGAAACACAGAGAGTGGAGTATACGATTCAGAACATTCTTTCAGATGAGTGGATTTATGCTGATGGTCGAAACTGTCCGATTCTGGGTGGCGAGGCTACATTCTCATTTGGAGACGCAATTAAGTATCTGAAACGTGGCATGAAAGTAGCAAGAAAAGGATGGAATGGGAAGAAGCAGTACATCCAGCTCGCTACAGGAATTTCTTACAAGACAGCGGATGGAGATATCGTAAACTGCGAACATGATGCTATCGGAAACATGGCTATCGCATTTTGCGGAACATCTGGAGTTCAGATGGGATGGCTTGCATCCCAGGCAGATATGCTGGCAGAAGATTGGATATTTGCAGATTAAGCGTTCTCTAAAGAGAGGAGGTGGAAACAATGAGGTACAGAAAGAAACCTGTCGAGGTTGAGGCGTTCTGCCTGACCGATGAATCAGAACGGACAGCACCTGAATGGTTCGAGAGAGCTGTTCTGAACGAAACGGTCTGGATCGACCGGAGCTTGCAGGATGGACACGCCAAGATGTATGGCTGTACGATCAAAACTCTGGAAGGGAAGATGCACGCCAAGGTTGGCGATTACATCATCCGGGGAGTGAACGGGGAGTTATATCCCTGCAAACCTGACATTTTCAAGAAAACGTATGAGAAGTGTTAGAAGGAGGTGATCCTGCTATCTCCCATCCATGGGTGAAATGGTATTCGCCCCGTATAGGGCTGTAACACATTAACCCTTACAATTTACCATTGAAGCACTTAAAACGTGTCCTGGGAACTCTCAGAAGTTCATAGACACCCTTTAAGACCACGAAAACAAATAGCAGTCAGCTGGTCCGTTGGTGGAACGCCTGGCTGTTGTTTTTTGCCCTGTGATATGGCATATAAACTGTCTCCTTCTCTTGCGTGCGGAGATATAAACGCACGATAGCAGTGCCGGAGTGAACCGGAATCTAAACGAAATCAGCGAAACGAAGAAAGGAAGGTAAGTGAAATGGCTTACGAATTTTTGAAGAAACTTTTTGGAACCCCGAAGGACGGCGAAGAGCCTAAGGCTATGACCTATGCGGAACTGGAGGCGGCGATTGATGCTGACAAGAAAATCCAGGTAGTAGATGTGAAAGCCGGAGGCTATGTGTCGAAGGAAAAACTGGATGCCAAGATTACAGAGCTGGACGGAGTAAAGCAGCAGTTGTCAGATGCCAATACAACGATTCAGTCCTACAAGGACATGGATATTGACGGCATCAAGCAGTCTGCAAAGGACTGGGAGACGAAGTACACCCAGGAAACACAGAAGTTGACTGCACAGCTTGCAGCCCAGGAGCGTACTCATGCACTGGATATGTTCATGGGTGGTTATAAGTTCTCGAGCAAACCTGCTGAAAACGGTGTAAGAGCAGAGTTTGAAAAGAAGAACTTTACCCTGGAAGATGGAAAGTTCCTGGGAGGCGATGAGTTTATGAAGTCCCTTATGGAGAATGACGACTACAAGGGAGCTTTTGTTATCGAAGATGATAACGATCCGGAAGACGATTCCCATGAGGATGAGGAAGGAAAGCCGTTCTTTGCAAGAGGAGTTGGCGGAACTGGTGGAGCCGGAGGCGAAGGAGTCAAAGGCAAAGAAGCACCGTTTAATCCGTTTGGGTTCAACTTAATCAGACAGCCAGACAAAAACTAACAGGAGGAGAATGAAATGGCGAAATTAAATTATGCAACCGAGTATTTACAGACACTGGAGCAGATGTTTCCGTATGTCCTGTATTTTGGAGACTTATTTGCGACACCGAACAATGGAAGGTTCCGTTGGGTAAATTCCAGAGTTATCGAGGTGCCGACAATCTCCACAACTGGCCGTACCGATGGAGACAGAGACACCATTGGAACCAGAAAGCGTAACTACAACAACGAGTGGAAACCGCTGACCCTGGAGAATCACAGACAGTGGCAGACGCTGGTACATCCGAGAGACATTGCCGAGACCAAGGGTGTTGTGGCAATCGGAAATATCACGAAGGTTTACAACGAGGAGCAGAAGTTCCCGGAAATGAATGCTTACTGCATTTCCAAGCTGTATGCAGACTGGACTACTGACGGAGCGAAGACAGCCCACAGTGAAGTGCTGACAGAGGAGAATGTGCTGACCGTCTTTGATGAGATGATGAAGAACATGGATAATAAGAGAGTTCCGAGAGCCGGAAGAATTCTGTATGTGACGCCGGATGTCAGAACGCTCATCAACAATGCGAAGCAGATTTACAGAACCGTTGATGTAGGTAGCCGTTCTGATGCAATCAAGAGAGCAATCAATTCTATTGATGATGTGAAGATTCCGGAGAGCGTACCGAGTGACATGATGAAGACGAAGTATGACTTTACCGAGGGTTGGAAGGTAGATTCCACAGCGAAGCAGATCAACATGGTTCTGGTACATCCGGCGGCGGTAATCACACCGATTTCTTACGAGTTTGCTCAGCTCGACCCGCCATCCGCAGGCTCCCAGGGTAAGTATGATTACTTCGAGGAGTCTTTCGAGGATGTATTTATCCTGCCTCACAAGATGGACGCTATTGATTTCCATGTGAGTGTATAAGAGAAACTGATTACTGGCTCTGTGCGTGTGCATGGAGCCAATTTTTGAAGGGAGAAACCATATGTATAAAGTTGAGAAAAAGAACAGAGTTCTCAGAATCCCGGATGAGAAATTCGATGAGTACAAGAAGATGGGCTACATTATCAGGGATGAGAATGACAATGTGCTGTTCGAGCCGGAGAACATTAAGGCGACTGCTGAAAAGCTCAAGAAGGAGAATGACGAGCTGAAAGCCAAACTGGAAGAGGCTACCCTGTATGCAGAGAATGCAGACAAGAAGATTGCCGAGCTTCAGAAGGAGAATGATAAGCTGAAAGCGGCAGTCCAGGCACAGTCCGCAACAGGAGATGCAGACCCGGCAGAAACTGAAAAGAAAACAGCAGCCAAAGGCTCAAAGAAAACTGAGTAGGAGGTAGCTTATGTATTTAGCAACGAAAGACGGGAGTTCCTGCCGGATTCCCGAAAGAAAGGCAGCATATTACAAAAGCATGGGCTATTCGCTTGAAAGCCTGGAGCCGGAAGTCAGAACGGGCACATCTTCTCCGAAAGAAAAGAAGACCGGCAAAAAAGATTCAGCTACGCAGGAGGGCGTAAACCCGGCGAATAGCTGATTTTTCTTTGCAGCCTACCAATTTATCAGAAAGGGGTGTTTCGATGGTCCAGGAGGACGTAAGAAGACCGTATGTGGATTTTGCATACTACAAGAATGATTACGGTGGCACGCAGATAAAAACGGAGAATGATTTCAAGAGAGCCGAGAGTATTTCGGAAGCATTCGTGAACCAGGTTACGTTTGGCCGGATTGCAAGGATGAGTTCGGTTATAGACTCAATTAAGGATGCAATCTGCTGTGTAGCTGATACGGTGGCAGTGCAGAACGAAAAGAGAGAAGCTGTTGTGAAGTCAGAATCCAACGATGGATATTCCATCAGCTATGCGGATGCCATGAATGATACGGCGTTGCATAACGAGATGTACAGGGCTGTGAGGTCATACCTGGCGAACACCGGACTGCTGAACAGAGGGTGGGTGAAAGAGTATGATGACAAACAGTGATGTGACAATCTTTAATCTGAGAATTGGAGCAGACCGCCGGGAAAAACTCTGTGCGACAAGAATCATGGGGGTTTCGTGGTATGGAGCAAAGGGAGAGACGGTATCAGACACGGACCGTAGGGATAAGGCAAAATGCGTAATCCGAATCCCGGTCACAGCGACAGTAGAAGCCGGAAAGCAGTATATAAGCGAAGAAAAATACAAGAAGCTGTCAGATGAAGAGGCAGAGAGATACTGGACTATCCAGAAGGGAGCTTATATTGTGCGAGGACAGTATGTGGTGGCCGGACAGTGGTTGTTCGATACGTTCAGTTTCCGCCAGGGCATCATTCTGAAAGAGACGATTGAGGAGCTGGCAAAGCTGAGACAGCACGATGAAGATTTTGTGACTGTCACAGAGTATGCCGACAATACAATCAGAGGAACCGGCAGGACGAAGCACTGGAGAATAGGGGGTGCGTGATGGCACTGAAAAAGATCACTACTCCGAAAGGCTCAATCATCAATTCCGGGAACGGGAAAGCGGAGCTGACCTGGAACCAGAATTTTGCGGCAAAAAGGAATGCTCAGTTCAGCAGAAAGCAGATGTTTGTAGATTCGGAGGTACTGAGAAGGTGCAGTCCGAGGGTTCCGTTCCAGACTGGTATGTTGGAAAAATCCGGCAAACTGGGAACGGATGTAGGCAGTGGAGAGGTAGATTACATTGCCCCATATGCTGCCATGCAGTATTACGGAACCGCAGACACCAGACCGTATGATGCGAACCGAGGAGCACATTGGTTTGAACGAATGAAGGTGGCTGAAAAAGAAGACATTTTGCGAGGAGCAGATAAGATTTAGGAGGTCACATGGCGGTAAATAGTGTACTGGAGGGCATAACAGAGTATTTTCTGAAATGCCCTCTTTTGAAAGACGGTGTATTCCGGGCAGATGCCCTTGGGCCAGACCCAGTAGAGTACACCATAGAGACCGGGATATTCGACCCGGTAATCCAGAGATATGTAGACGGCAGTTCGGAACGGCAGTATCAGTTCCAGTTCGGTTCCAGGGAGTTTTACAGCATGGACCGGGTACAGAACATAGAGAACAGCACGTTCTATGAAGAATTTGCGGACTGGGTAGAGGAGAACAGCATGGCAGGCAACCTCCCGGAGCTTCCGGAAGGAATGTGCGCAGAAGAGATAGAGGTTCTTTCCCCTGGATATATCTTTGATGGAGCTATGAAGAACGCAAGGTATCAGATTTCCTTGCGATTATTGTATTTTAAGGAGGCAAGTAAAAATGGCAGGTAATGTAAGTGGCGCAAGAGAAGTGGTACAGAGACACCAGTTTGCGGATTATCTGAATATCGGAACATCTGAAAAGCCGAACTGGGTACTGATGGGCGTTGGTTTCACAACACTGGATGAAACCTTCGGAGCAGAGAGCGAATCTGAGAAGTATGTGTGTGAGCCGTCTTCCTCTTCCTCTGTTGTATCCTACACATCGGTATTTCCGTTTGAAGCGAGACTCATTAAGAGCCAGGATGCGGTCAATGCACTGTACCATGTAGGGAGAAATCATTTAACCGGCAGCGATGCAGAATTTGAGTATTGCAGAGTAGAGTTATGGGACCAGAAGCAGAGTGAATCTACACCGGTTGCAAACACATTTGCGGCCAGAAAGTTCCTGGTATCCGCCGAAGTGAGCGGCGTATCTGGAGAGAAGAAACAGAGCATGAGTGGAAATCTCAATGCAGTAGGCGATCCGCTTGACGGATATTTCAACACAGAATCAAAGACATTTGAAGAAGCTGCGGCTTAGAATTTGGAGGTAAAGTAATATGAGCATGTTAAAAATTTGTGGACAGGAATTAGAGTTAGATCTGTTCGATGCAGATACTATGGAGGTTTATGAGAAATCCATGGATGAGGTTGTGAAAAGAGCCGAGGAATCCAAGAAGCATACGGAGCTGTCGAATGCGGATGGCATCCGGGAGATGTGCGGAATCGTGAAAAATTTCTTCGATGAGGTATTTGGAGACGGAACGGCTGAAAAGCTGTTCAAGGGTAAAAACAACTTGGCAATCTGCATGGATGCTTTCGGAATTGTTTCTTCTGAGGCTGGTAAGATGAAAGGCCAGGTAAATGCGATTACCAACAAGTACAACATGAACCGGGCACAGAGACGCCAGGAAGGTAAGAAAAATAAGCATGGCAAGAACGGAGCAGTAGTAACGCCAATTGGTAATGCGAGTGGGCGTGATAATTCATGAACCACAACATGCTTGTAGACTATCTTCCGGAAACAGTAGAGATTGAAGGTACGGAGTATGCGATAGAAACAAACTTCCGTACCTTCATTCTGTTTGAAATGATGATGCAGGACCCGGAGCTTTCGGACGCTGAGAAAGCAAGGCAAGGTCTGGAACTGGTATATCCGGAGATTCCGGAGAATCTGGATGCTGCGGTGGATGGGTTATTGTGGTTCTATGCCGGTGGTAAACGATGGCGTGAGAAGAGAGCCGGAGCAGTAGAAGGAACGACGGGAGTGCAAAGGATTTATTCTTTTGAGCATGACGATGATTACATCTATTCAGCGTTTCTGACGCAGTATCACATAGACCTACAGGATATTGAATATCTGCACTGGTGGAAGTTTAAGGCTTTACTGAGAACGCTGTCCTCTGACCTGGAGTTCAGTAAGATTATGGAGTATCGAAGCGTAGACATTGATGCGACCATGACGAAGGAGCAGAGAGACTTCTACCGCAGGAAGAAAGAACTGTATGCCTTACCGTTGCCTGCTGATGAGGAAGAGAAGGTAGATGCAATAGCAGAAGCCCTCATGAATGGCGGCGACCTTACGGGACTGCTGTAGGAGGTGACTGGCTATTGAAGATGTAAAGAAGAAAATGATACGGGTGGAATGCCCGGAGTGTAAATATAAGATGCCGCTGTTTTTTGAAGAGACGGCGGAGTGTTCGGGCGTGATGGTTTCCTGCAAAGGGAGAAACTGTCATGCCCGTTTTGAACTAAAAATCAAAGACGGAAAACAAATCAAGTAGTGCCATTATGAGCCGATGATTGAGCCGAAGAATTGAGGTGAGAACATGGGCTATGATGGTACGCTGAAATTTGACACCAGCATAGATAGTTCCGGTTTCCAGAGCGGACTAAGCAAATTATCTGGAATGGCGAGCGGAGCGATTAAGGCTACCACTACTATTCTGGCCGGTGCTGCAACAGCAGTAGCCGGTATTGGTACGGCTGCAATCAAGGTCGGTTCTGACTTTGAGGCAGGAATGAGCAAGGTCCAGTCCATTTCCGGTGCTTCGGCTACGGAGATTCAGCAGCTTGCTGATAAGGCAAAGGAAATGGGTGCCAAGACGAAGTTCAGTGCCACAGAAAGTGCCGAGGCTTTCCAGTACATGGCGATGGCCGGATGGAAAACCGGAGATATGCTGAACAGTATTGAAGGTATTATGAACCTGGCGGCGGCATCCGGGGAAGACCTTGCATCGACGAGTGATATTGTTACCGATGCGATGACCGCCTTCGGACTGGCGGCAGACGGAACAACAACCATCATCAAAAACGGGTACTCGAAGGAAGTTTCCAATGCTACACATTTTGCAGATGTGCTGGCAAAGGCAGCATCCAATTCCAATACCAACGTAGGAATGATGGGCGAGACGTTCAAGTACGTTGCCCCCGTAGCCGAAGCCTTAGGATTCAGCGTTGAAGACTGTGCTACGGCAATCGGTCTGATGGCGAACTCCGGAATCAAGGCAAGCCAGGCCGGTACATCTCTACGAAGCATCTTTACGAGAATGGCGAAGCCGACCAAAGAAGTACAGGCGGCTATGGACCAGTTAGGAATCTCACTGACGAACAGTGACGGTTCCATGAAGTCTCTAAAAGAGATTATGAATGACCTGCGTTCTGGATTTGCAGGCCTGACAGAAGCACAGAAAGCACAGCTTGCAGCATCACTCGGCGGCCAGGAGGCTATGAGTGGATTGCTGGCTATCGTGAATGCGTCCGATGAAGACTACCAGAAGTTGACGGATTCTATTTACGATGCGGATGGTGCGGCCAAGGAAATGGCAGACACCATGAATGATAACCTACAGGGAGCAATCACACTCTGCAAGAGTGCATTGGAATCTGTAGGTATTGCCCTGTACGAAGAAGTACAGGAACCGATGAAAGAAACGGTCAAAGTCATTACCAGCATGGTAGAGGATATGAATGAAGCCATGGCGGAAAAAGGATTTGACGGTCTGATTGAGGCGTTTGGAAATTCACTCGCTGAGCTGGCACAGATGGCTATGGAGGCAGCACCTACATTGATAGGGGTTGCAGAGGACCTGGTAGGTACGTTCATAAATGCCATCATGGACCACCAGGAAGAATTTGCAGAGGCCGGAGCAACTGTAGTTGCTGAGCTTGTAAAAGCGATTCTGAATGTTGCCGGGGATATGTGGTCCGCCGGTATTTATTTGTTTACGGAATTTTTGCAGGCATTAAGCGACCATTCCGAGGAGATAGGCCGTTCTTTCGGTGAAATGCTGAGTAAACTTGGCGAGGCGGTACAAGAAAATCTGCCGCTTATCATCCGGGCTGCAAAAGATTTCGTAGCCGGATTCTGCGAGGGGCTGAGTGAAGAATTTCCGGGCGTATCTGCACTGATAGAAGGGTTCCTTAATGGATTCATCGATACGGCAAGTACGATTATCCAGGGAATTGTAGATGTGGTTTCTGACCTGTTCGGTGTGATTGATGGAGCAGACCCGAATGTTCTGGAGGCTGTCGGATATGCAATCGGCGTGATTGCGGCGTCCATAGCAGCTCTGAGCGTTGCAAGTTCCGTTCTGTCCTCCGTAAAATCTCTGTTCAAGGTGCTTGGCACACTGAAAGGCGGAGTTTCCGGACTGGTTGGAGTGATTGGAAAAGTTGTAGAAGGATTCGCACTCTGGAAGGGCGGAGCCGGAACACTGATGGAAGTTCTGGAACTGGAGTTCCCGAAGGTCGCAGGTATTTTCTCCTCTATCGGAGGAGCAGTTCAGAAGGTAATCGGATTCTTTGCAGAGTTCGGTTCGTCAATAGCCGGAATTGGTTCTATCATTGCAGGAGCGATTCTTGCAGTTACCAATTTCGTAGATATGTTTGTAAATGGTTTCAGTGCCATAAAAGAGGTTCTGATGGTAGTCGGTATTGCACTGGCGGCTGTTGGGGCTGTTATCCTTGGAGCACCTGCACTGGTTGCGGCGGCGGTAGCTGGAATTGTAGCTGCGGTAGCAACGGCGATTGTTCTCATCAAGGAACATTGGGACCAGATTGTAGAATTTTTCCAGAGCATACCGGATAAGCTGAGCGAACTTGGTTCGGCTATCGCTGAATGGGGCTCTGGTGTCCTGGATAGCATAGGAGAATTCATTGACTCTGTTGTTGAGTGGTTCTCCGAATTGCCAGGAAAAATCATAGATGCGATTAGCTCACTAGCAGACAGTTTTGCTGAGTGGGGAGCTTCCATGCTGGAAACGGCATCTGAGGTAGTATCGCAGATTATTGATTCGATTGTGCAGTTCTTTACGGACCTGCCATACAAAATCGGTTATGCGATAGGCTTTGTAATTGGTACGCTGATTGAATGGGGAGCAAATGTGATTAACTGGATCACAACGAATGTTCCTCAGATGATAGATAGCATCATTAAGTTTTTCTCTGAATTGCCGGGGAAAATCTGGAACTGGCTGGTAAACACCTACAACAAACTGGTTGAATGGGGAAGTCAGATGCTCCAGAAAGCCGGAGAGATAGCAAGCAACTGTATAGACAACATTGTGAAGTTCTTCTCCGAATTGCCGGGCAAGATTTGGAACTGGCTGACTGATGCCTTTAATAAGCTGGTAACGTGGGGTTCCAACACCCTACAGAAAGCGAAGGAGATAGCTTCTAACACGATAGATGCAATCGTCAATTTCTTCTCCCAGTTGCCAGGAAAAATCTGGACCTGGTTAAGTAATACGCTACAGAAGGTAATCCAGTGGGGTTCCGATATGGTAGCGAAGGGAAGACAGGCAGCATCTGATTTGTGCAGTGCCGTCATAAATGGCGTAGCGAACTTGCCGTCCCAGATGGCGAATGTAGGCTACAACATCGTGATGGGTGTATGGAACGGAATCTGTAATGCGGCCGGTTGGTTCAGACGCCAGGTGCAGAGTTTCTTCTCCGGCATCGTAGACGGTGTTAAGGGAGCATTAGGTATTCACTCCCCGTCCAAAGTCTTTGCAGATGAGATTGGTAAGTGGATTCCGCCTGGTATCGGCGTAGGTATTGAAGCCGAGATGCCAGACCTGTATAAGCAGATGGATGATGAGATGGCCAGTCTTGGAAAGCGGATGCAGACGGCGGTTAATGTGGAAACCGGAAAGATTGCTGTTGATAAGAAGGTCAGCACAACATACAAAGTCGAGAAAGAAAAGCAAGGCGTCTTCGAGAGTGGAGACACAACGGTAGAGATTACCGGAGAGACACACGTTCATGTAGATTTGGACGGTAGGGAAGTTGGAGATACAACAACACCGATTGTCGATGAAAACATGGCAAGAATTGATACACACAAGAAGAGAGGAGGTTAATCATGTCGGGAGTAGGCATTACGTTTGATGAGACGCATTCGTTCCGGGACTGGGGCTTAAGACTCAAGAAGATTGCTATCGGCATACCGAAAGCAAAGACAGAGTATGTGAGCGTCCCCGGCATGAACGGGGACCTGGACCTCTCAGAAGCTCAGAACGGCGGCGTAAAATATGAGATGCGAACCTTGAAATTCACATTCGGGGCAAGAAACTGTAGTTATGAAAGATGGAGCGGTCTGTTAAGTCAGATCGCTTCTGATTTGCAGGGAATCTCGAAGAGAATCATCCTTGACACCGACAAGGGATATTATTATACCGGCAGGTGTGAGATAGAGACAGAGAAGAATAACGATGTAACGGCGGAGATTGTTATAAGCTGTAAATGCGAGCCGTATAAAATCAGCGTGGATTCTTCGGATGAGCCTTGGAAGTGGGATACGTTCAGCTTCATCAATGGCGTTATCCGTAACACCTCAGACATCACGATCAGCTCTGGCTCCGGTTGGCAGAAAGTCAGCCTGGACGGTTGGGTTCATAACGAAACGCTCAGAATTATTTCCAATGCGGAAATGAAGGTAAGGTATCGTAATTCAACCTATACGATATATACTGGCGAGAATATCATGTATGACATTGTTCTGTACAAGGGAGTGAATGACCTTTACTTCCAGGGAACGGGCAAAGTCACGCTGATTCACAGAGGAGGGATGCTGTAGATGTATACGATTAAAGCCTATGTGGACAGCAAGGAGTACACGATTCACGATGCCAGGGTAAAGGCACTGACCGTTGGCGGAAATCCGTATTTTGAAATCGGGGATAACATCAACGGTTCGGCAACCTTCAAGGTGTTTCCGACACACCCGTACTATGACAAGGTTGAGAAGCTGACAACAGACATTGTGATTTACCGGGATGATGAGCCGGAGTTTTACGGGCGAGTTCTCTATGACGATGAAGATTTTTCTGGAACAAAGAAAGTCTTCGTTGAAGGAGAGCTTGCCTTTTTGTGTGACAGCATCCAGAGACCAAAGGTTTATCACAACATCTCGGTAAAGGCGTATGTGCAGGATTTGATAGATATTCATAATGCACAGGTAGAGGAGAGAAAGCAGTTCGTTGTTGGCAGGGTAACGGTAAAGGATTCTAATGATTCACTGTACCGGTATTCCAATTACGAGGACACCAGAACGGCGTTTAAAGAGAAACTGACAAGCAGACTCGGAGGGCATCTGGTTATACGGCATGAAGAAGGCCTGAGAATCCTGGATTACCTGTCAGATGAAGACTATTACACCAGGAACACGCAGGGCATCCGGTTTGGGAAGAACCTGTTGGACTTCTCAAAGAACATGGATGCTTCGGACCTGGCAACGTGTATTATCCCATTGGGAGCGAAGCTAGATGAAGATGAGCAGGACCCGGCACTGGAGGCAATCTATGAACAGAGAAGAACCATTGCGAGCGTCAACGGTGGCGTGGATTATGTCACAGACGATAACGCAGTGAAAGAATACGGCAAGATTTACAAGACTGTAACCTGGGACGATGTGACAGTTCCAGAGAACTTAAAGAAAAAGGCCGAGGAATATTTGAAGTCGGTACAGTTTGAGAAGATGGTACTGGAGCTGAAAGCGATAGACTTAAATCTGACGGATGAATCTTTCCAGAGATTTGAGATCGGCAACATGATCCAGTGTGTTTCCACACCGAACGGTTTAGACCGGGAATTTCCGCTGACAAAGAAGAAAGTGTATATTACCAGCTTCAAGAACAACACCGTTACGTTGGGTGATGAGACGAGTGCTAAGTCCTACACCTCGTCAAACCGCCAGAGTACGGCTGAAATGGAAGAGACAATAAAATCCTTGCCGAGTAAGACAGAAATCTTGCAGGAGGCTCTCAGAAGCGCACAGGACCTAATAAATAAACAGGTAGCCAGTGGATATGCAGTACACGTTCCGAATGAGTTCATCGTTGCTGATGATGTGAATTATAAGAACAAAGCCAAGAACCTGTGGAGATGGGGACTTGGCGGTTTTGCTCATTATAGCCAGGGGTATGACGGACCGATAGACGGAGTGGCACTGACCATGGATGGAAAAATCAATGGGGAGATGCTTCTGGTAAATTCAGTCAAAACGGAATCACTGGATGCCGGATACCGGACATCGGTAGAAACGAAGATATCAGAGAGCGAGACAACGGCGAAGAATCATGCTGATAATAAAGTCAGAGTAGCCAGAGAGGAGATTGAGAATTCCATTTCCAACCTGGAGAATAAGATTTCGCTATCTGTACGAAGTGTAAAGGAAACGGTTGCCCGGAAGAACTATATAGTTGGTGGTGAGCAAGAGACACTTGATAAAAGCAAGTTCACTGCATCCGGCATAACTGGTAGTTGCACGATTGAGCAAGCGGAGTTCCTAAATATGAATGCGATCAAGCTGACGTTCTCTGCAAATGGTTCTGTAACATTGTCGCAGAGCCTGGGAAGCTTGGAAGCTGGCAATTATAAGATTGCTGTTGAGGCTGCATATCCGGAAGGCTCAAAGTACCGCCCGTCTTATGTACGGTACGGATTCTCGGAGAACCAGTCTACAGAATATTTCAGTGGATATAGTGCGGATGAATTTCACACCTACAGTAAGCAAGTGAAGATTACCAAAGCGGCGAAGTCTGTAGCAATCACGGTTTACGGATATACCGGTTCAGTGGTGTATCTCACGAACATCCGATGTCTGAGAGACATGCAGGAACTACTGGATGATCTAAATGCCAGGATAGATGTAGAAGTTGGCAAAGTGTCGGCTTCGGTGTCAGATCTCTATGAAAATTCACTGCATAACTATTGTAGCAATGGAAAGTTCTCAAATAACGATGATAAGTTTGCTGGTTGGGGAAGGAGCAACACAACCCAGGTCACACAGACAACCTTTGACAGCAAGAGCTGTGTGAAGATTGAGAACACATCTTCGACATACAATATCTCCTGGTATCAGAGACCGTGGAAGAAGCGTGGAGACATTACAGTTAGGTTTAAGGCGGCGTGTAATGCAGAAGACGCAGATACGGCAAGGATAAGATTAACGATTGACAGCAAAAACTTTTATACCAATGCAGGAGAGCTGAGTGACGAGTGGACGGAGTTCGAGTTTACATCTTATGCAACGCCGTCATATTTCTATACGTATTTTTACAACTATGTAGCAAATACGACCGTATATATCACGGACGTGGAGATTCTGGGATATATGTCTGCATACTCGGAATCTCAGTTGACGATTTTAAAAGATTCCATCGAATCCGAAGTGAAGAGAGCAACGGCACAAGAAGGAACGTTATCTTCTTCTATCAAGCAAAATGCAGAGAGCATCACTTCAAAAGTAAGCAAGGGCGAAATGGGTTCTTACATCACACAGTATTACAACAACGTGATTATAGCTTTCAATAAAAACTCAA